AGATTAGAACTAAAAGAATATTGCCTGAGGAGACTAGGTGCTCCTGTTATAGAAATAAACGTAGATGACGATCAGGTTGAAGATCGTCTAGATGATGCATTTCAATTCTATAGAGAATATCACTATGATGCCGTAGAATTAATATACTTGAAGCATCAATTCACGGAAGAAGAATTGCGTCAACAATACATAGAAATGAGTGATTTAGTTGTAGGTGTTAATCGTATTCTACCTTTTACGAATAGATCTAGAGGTTTAGATATATTTGATATACGCTATCAAATACTAATAAATGATCTATATAGTTTGATGTCCACAGATTTAATATATTATTCTATGGTGAAAACTCAGCTAGAATTAATAAATCAGTTACTAGTAGGACAAAAACCAATACGTTTCAATAGACATATGAACAGACTCTATATTGATATGGACTGGGCAGCTGATGCTAGACCAGGCGAATTTGTTATTGTTGAATGCTATAGGATTCTAGATCCTGACACATATACCGACGTATATGATGATATGTTTCTTAAAAGATATGCAACTTGTTTAATTAAAAGGCAATGGGCAGAAAATCTCAAAAAATTTAGCGGAGTTCAACTTCCTGGAGGAGTAACACTTAATGGAGATACTTTATATCAGGAAGCAATGAATGAGATACAGCAAATAGAATCAGAAATACAATCTAAATTTGAATTGCCTGTAGATATGTTTGTAGGATAATATAACATATTCATCATCTAGGCTCATAGAGAATAATAACACCGTGTCTATAATAAATCTATAGTAAAATGGCAACAGTTAACCATTATTTTCAATCCGGTAGATCTATAGGTAGATCGTCTGAACATAATCTGTACGAAGATTTGATTATAGAATCTATGAAAATTTATGGATTAGAAGTATACTATATGCCTAGGAAACCCGGTAACGAGGATAGGATTTTAACTGAGGATACTTTAAGTTCGTTTAATTATGCTTATCCTATAGAAATGTATATGGAAAATGTGGAAGGATTTCAGGGCGACGGCGAATTGTTAACTAAATTTGGTATAGAACTTAGAGAAACTGCGAACTTTATAGTTTCTAGAAGACGTTGGGAAGAAACTGTAGGAAATACTGGCAATTCTGTCTTATTTCGTCCTGCGGAAGGAGATGTAATTTATTTTCCATTAACTAAATCATTTTTTGAAATACGTAAAGCCGAGAGTAAACAACCATTTTTTCAATTAGGTAAGTTATACGTATATAAGCTTTATTGCGAAATGATGCAGTTTTCCAATGAGAGGGTAAATACAGGTGTAGATGAGATAGATAGCCTATTTAATCTAATGGATCAAACGATTGACAAGTTTGAATTCCTGTTGGAGTCTGGAGAAAGTTTACTATTAGAAACACAAGAACTTACTCCTATGGTATTAGAATCCTTTGTTGTCAATAATCAATTAACTGATACTAAGAACGATCTATTTACTTCAGAGGTGGATTCGGTTTTAGATTTTTCAGAAAGAAATCCTTTCGGTGAGGTATTTAGATAATGTTGGATCAACGATTTTATTGGGGGACTATAAGAAAAGCTATAGTTGCCTTTGGCAATGTTTTTAACAATATTGTTATACAAAGGAAGGATAAAGAAGGCAACATCATACAACTTATAAAGGTTCCTTTAAGTTATGCGCCGAAACAAAAGTTTTTAGCTCGTATACAACAAAGACCAGAATTTACAGAACCAGAAGTGCTAATAGAAAGCCCTCGCATGTCTTTTGAAATGGTGCAAATCGTATACGATCCTAATAGAAAAATTGCACCACTACAACAATCTAGATCATTAAATAATAGTACTTCTGCTAGTACGCAATATGCACCAACTCCGTATAATTTAACTGTATATCTATATATTTATTCGAGAAATCAAGATGATGGTTTACAGATAATAGAACAAATATTACCTTATTTTAATCCTGATTATAATTTAACATTTAAAGCTGTACCAGAGCTTGATATAAAAAATGATTTACCCATAATATTGGATACGATAGGTTTCGAGGATGATTATGAGGGCGATATTGCATCAAGAAGATCTATATTATGGACATTAAGTTTTACTATGAAACTCAATTTTTATGGCCCGATTAATACGCAAAGTATCATACGCAAAGTATATGCTTCTACCTATAATGATCTGGAATTAGTAACAAAACAACAAACTATTTCTGTTTCTACAAATCCTGCAAATGCTTCTCCTTATACCGATTATACATTTGTAGAAAATTTTGAGGATTTCTAATATGAAAGATATTCCTAAATTAAATGAAATTTTTGATTTAGATCCTTTTTCACAAAAACAATTAGAAAAAGTTTCAGAATCTATCAATAGCAATAAAGAAACTGACCAAGAAGACGATTATCAATTAGCTAGGCAAACTATGCGTAAGTTAATAATTAAGGGTGAGGATACTTTAGAGGAATTAACTAATCTAGCTAAAAATTCTGAACATCCGAGAACCTATGAGGTTGCTGGACAATTTATAAAAACTTTATCAGATGTTTCTAAGGATTTATTGGGGTTGCAAAAACAAGTAAAAGATTTGCAAGTGAATACTAGTACTCAACAAATTGGAACTCAAAACAATGTAGTCTTCGCTGGCTCTACCCATGAACTAATGAAACTACTGGGTAAACAAGATGACAGCAACACAATCAACCAATAAAAAACTTTCCTATAATGGAAATCCTAATCTAAAACAGATTGGTACTGCTATCTCTTATACTGCTGAGCAGGTAAAGGAGATAATTAAATGTTCTCAGGATCCTATCTATTTTATAGAAAACTATTGTCAGATAGTTTCCCTGGATAAGGGTCTTATACCTTTTAAACTATATGATTGCCAAAAAGAAAAAGTTAAAACTATTCTTGGTAATCGTAAAGTAATATTAATGGAAGGTAGACAGCAAGGCAAAACAATCACATCTGCTGCTTGTATATTGTGGTATACTCTTTTCCAACAAAATAAAACCGTAGCTATACTTGCTAATAAATCTGCAGCTGCTCGCGAGGTATTATATCGTTATGAATTGATGTATGAGCTTTTACCTATATGGATGCAGCAGGGGGTAAAAACATTTAACAAAGGTGATATTGAATTAGAAAATGGATCTAGAGTATTTACTGCGGCTACTAGCTCTAGCGGTATCCGAGGTAAATCTGTGAACTGGTTGTATATTGATGAGGCAGCAATTATACCAAATAATGTTGCTGAGGATTTCTTTACTGCGGTTTATCCTACAATTTCTGCAGGTGAAACTACGAAGATATTACTCACATCTACTCCTTTAGGATATAATCATTTTTGGAAATTCTGGAATGAAGCAGAACAGGGGTTGAATGGTTTCGTTCCTATGTTTATTCCCCACACTTTAATACCTGGCAGGGACGAGAAATGGGCAGAAGAACAAAGAGCGATACTCGGCGAACTTAAGTTTAATCAAGAAGTACTTTGCAGATTCTTAGGTTCTTCTAATACATTAATTAATCCAGATACCATTGGTAGGATGTCCACGAAACAACCTATTTACAGTAAAGATGGATTAGATATTTTTGAGGAACCTGAAGAAGAACATGTGTATATGATTTCTGCGGATACTTCTCGAGGAGTCGGCGGAGACTATTGCGCTTTCTCAGTTATAGATATATCCGGTTATCCGCACAAAGTAGTTGCTAAGTATAGAAATAATAGAATCAGTCCATTGGCATATCCCAATATTATTGCTAAGATTGGTAAGGATTATAATAAAGCATACGTTCTAGTGGAAATAAATGATAACGGGCAGCAGGTCGCAGATTCTCTGTATATGGATTTAGAATATGAAAATGTATTCTTTGTCGGATCAAATAGTAAAACTGGGCAGTTCTTATCTGGGGGATTCTCTCAGGGATCGACCTTGGGGGTCCGGACAACTAAATTGGTTAAAAGATTAGGATGTACAACCTTCAAAAGTTTAGTTGAAAGCAATAAGCTATTGATACATGATGTAGATATTATCGGGGAAATCTCCACTTTTATAGAAGTCAACGGGCATTATAAAGCGGATGAGGGATATCATGATGATTTAGTGATGACTCTTGTTCTTTATTCTTGGGCAACTAATGAGTCTTTCTTTAAGGATCTTACCGATACGAATCTGAGGAAAATACTATTTGAAGAACAGTTTAAACAAATCGAAGAAAATCTTACCCCATTCGGTATTATAGATCGAGGTCCCGAGCAAAAACCTCCCCCAGAAATAGAAGATGGATCAGTTTGGTTTACTGAGGAAAGGGAAAAGCCTTTACAAGATTTGCAGCTAGAGCTTCTTAGGAATGTCTAAAAGGTGATATTTATAAATAAATGGACATCATAATTAAAAAGAGCGACTATCTATAAAATCTAAGGAGAATAAGATGGCATTTCAACTTTCACCTGGAGTTTTAGTAACCGAAGAAGACCGTACTACTATAGTACCGTCGGTTGCTACAACCGCAGGCGCCTTTGCTGGCGCATTTAAATGGGGACCGGTGGATGAAGTCGTAACTATAGATTCGGAAATTAATTTAGTAGAAAGATTTGGTAAACCCAATGACACAAATGCCGGATATTTCTTTACTGCGGCTAATTTCTTATCGTATGGTAACAATCTTCAGCTTATACGAGTTGTGGATAAAGGCAGCGCAAGAAATGCGGTTTCTTCTCCTTCTGGCGGAGTTACCGGTGTTACTATAATAAACAGCCCAGATTATTTTACTACTTCCTCCGCTATTACTGTAACTTTTCAAGCACCTACTTCTCCATTTGGTGGTACTACTGCTCAAGGTACTGCAGTATTGTCGACCGCCGGGGTAGTTGATAGAATAACTCTAGATACTCAAGGGTTCGGTTATTCTAGGGCTCCTAATGTTTTATTAGTTGGGGGCGGAGGTACTGGTGCTACTGCAAATGCATCTTTTATCAACGGAGAATTAAATTCTGTTTCAGTTTCAGCTGTAGGCAATAACTATAATTCCTCATCCAATGTTGTTATTGAAAATGCCGCATTGACAGGATCATCTGCAAACCTAACAATCACCTATTCGGTGGTTTTAGATGCCATAGTAGATGGTGGAACTAATTATATTGCAGGTAATGCCAACATACAATTTATCGGAGGTAATATATTTTCAGGCGCATCCGCTTCCGCAAGTTTAATAATAGATCCTGCTACCGGTGCTATTACTGGTTTAACTTTTACTAGTCCTGGTTCTGGATATACTACGTTACCTACAGTAGTTATTAATCGTAATGATTCCAACGCTGGAACCAATGCCAACATTACAGTATCGTTAGCTTATGGTGCTATACGAGCAATCAATGTAGTATCCAGAGGCATTGGACATTATTATACACCCAATGTTATTATTAATAGAAATAATGCATTAGGTGGTGCAGATGCTATTGCTACTGCAACAATTCAAGGCATCGTCGGCGATATACAAGTAAGAACAAGAGGATCTGGTTATACTTCTAAACCTACCGTAGTGATTGTTCCTCATTCATCGGATTCTCCCATTTCTAATGCTACGGCTAATGCTGTTTTATCCTACGCAGTAAATAGTGTTAATGTTACTGTCGGCGGGGCCGGATATTTAATTTCCCCTAATATCTCTATAACTTCGGGCAATTTAAGTGTAAATGCTAACGTTCAAATTGATCTTAATTCTGTTTTAATATTGAATGATGATAATTATGATAGCTCATTCTCTTCGGGTGGATTATTGTATGGAGAATTTGCTGCAAGATATCCTGGAGATTTGGGCAATGCTATTCGAGTTTCTATGGCAGATGCCAATACATTCAATTCTTGGGCATATGCTTCCCAATTCGATGCTGCTCCTGGTACTTCTTCACATGCGTCAGTTAGGGGTGGCAGCAACGATGAACTGCATATAATAGTTCTTGATTCTACTGCGGCCATTACCGGAACTGCGGGCACAGTGTTAGAAAAGTTTTCGTTTGTTTCTAAGGCATACGATGCTAAGAATTCAGATGCATCAACAAATTATTATAAGGATGTAATTAATAATCAATCTGCATATATTCGTTGGTTGAATCATCCTTCCGGAACTTCTAACTGGGGAACTACCTCATCTAATAAATCATTCAATCAGTTAACTGCAGCATATAATGTTATTCTTTCAGAAGGAAATGACGGATCTTCAGTATCTATATCAAATTTATCTGCAGGATATTCAGTATTCTCAAATGACGAATTATATGATATCAGCTTGATTCCTTTAGGACCAACTACAGAAGTTGCGGTAGTCAATGCTGTAATAGGTATTGCTGAATCGAGAAGAGATTGCATAGTATTTGTTTCTCCTCCATACGCAGATGTTGTTAATACTATAAATCAAGCAACTAAGATTACAACCTATAGAGATAGCTTAACTAGCTCTTCGTTTGCAGTGTTGGATTCCGGTTGGAAGTATCAGTATGACAGATATAACGATAAATACAGATATGTTCCTCTGAATGGAGATGTTGCGGGATTAGCTGCGAGAACAGATTATGTTGCAGATCCTTGGTTCTCTCCTGCAGGTTACAATCGAGGTATTATCAAGAATGTTGTTAAATTAGCATACTCTCCTTCTAAGACAGACAGAGACAATCTATATAAGAAAGGAGTAAATCCTGTAGTAACATTCCCAGGACAAGGAACGTTATTATTTGGAGATAAAACTCTGCTTGCTAGACCAAGCGCATTTGATAGAATAAATGTTCGTAGATTGTTTATTGTTCTTGAAAAGGCCATAGCTACTGCTGCAAAGTTCCAATTGTTTGAATTTAACGATGCGTTCACTAGAGCTCAGTTTAGAAATCTGGTCGAACCATTCTTACGAGATGTCCAGGGACGCAGGGGTATTACTGATTTCCGCGTGATATGCGATGATACCAATAATACTGCAGAAGTTGTAGATAGAAACGAATTTGTCGCAGACATATTCATCAAACCAGCAAGATCTATTAACTTCATACAGTTGAACTTCGTCGCAACAAGAAGCGGAGTTTCATTCGAAGAAGTTGGAGCATAGGAGAAAGTAAATGGCAATTCCTTTTAATGTTGAAAGGTTCAAAGCTGAACTTACAAACGGCGGGGCACGCCCGAATCAATTCGCAGTTCAACTTACCTTTCCCAATTATGTAGCTAGTAGGGCAATTGCAGTAAGGAAAGGACCTTTTCTAGTTACTGCTGCAGAATTGCCAGGTCAAACTATCGGAATTGCTCCAGTATTTTATAGGGGCAGATTAGTTAAAATGGCGGGTGACAGAGAATTTGCACCATTTGCATGTACTGTTCTAAATGATGCAGGATTTACAATTAGAACAGCTCTCGAGCAGTGGATGAATGGTATGGATGATCTTCAAAATAAAACTGGTAGATTAAATTCATCTGAATATCAAACAGACATGTTTATTACCCAGTTAGATAGAAATGGTGCTATTTTGAAACAATATAAATTGATAGGTGCCTTTCCTGTAGATATTGGGCCCGTACCATTGGATTTTGGTACAAATGACGCGTTATCCTCTTTTTCTGTTTCTTTTCAGTATCAAACTTTTGAGTTTTCCAATAATCCTGCGCAGCAATTAGTAGATGCGTTGACAAGTTTATCTTAATTTTTTAAAGTGATTTAGTTATGGCAATTAATTTATTTGGTTTTACTATTACTAGGCAAGATGAGGCTGAGAATTTAAAATCCCAGGCTTTTGCCACACCCTTATCTGACGATGGTGCTGCTACTATACAGGGCGGCGGTTATTTTGGAACATATCTTGATATGGATGCTACTGCTAAATCTGAGGCAGAGCTAATTACTAGATATAGAGAAGCATCCATGTATTCTGATTGTGCAGTTGCTATTGATGAAATAGTAACAGAAGCCATCGCATCTGTGGACGATGAAGATCCTGTGCAGATATTCTTAGACAAGTTAGACATACCTGACGATATTAAAGAAACCATTGAATACGAATTTGCTAAAATTCTTTCATTATTAGAATTTAATGAAAGATCTCACGAGATCTTTAAACGTTGGTATATTGATGGTAGGTTATATTATCAAAAAATAATTGATACTAAAAATATGAAACGCGGTATAGTGGAATTGATACAATTAGATCCTAGAAAAATACGCAAAGTTCGAGATATCAAAAAAGAAAAAGATACTAAGACTGGTGTAGATTTTATAAAAAGTATAGATGAATTTTTCATTTATAGCGAAAAGGGTATAAGTTATAATCCCACTTATTCTACCCCGACTCAGAATCAAGGGCTTAAGATAAGTACAGATTCCATATGTTATGTTCCTTCTGGTGTTATGGATCTTGAAAAGAATGTCGTATTGAGCCATTTACACAAAGCCATCAAACCTGTTAATCAATTAAAGATGATGGAAGACGCTTTAGTAATTTATAGATTATCCAGAGCGCCCGAAAGAAGAATATTTTATATAGATGTTGGCAATCTACCAAAAGTAAAAGCTGAACAATATTTGAAAGATATTATGGCTAGATATCGTAATAAGATAGTTTACGATTCCTCCACGGGCGAGATACGAGATGACAGAAAATTTATGTCAATACTTGAAGATTTTTGGCTTCCCAGAAGAGAAGGAGGCAGGGGAACCGAAATTGATACTTTACCCGGCGGGGAAAATCTAGGACAGATTGAGGATATAAACTATTTCCAAACTAAGTTATATCAATCTTTGAATGTGCCTCTTTCTAGATTACAACCGCAACAAGGAATATCCTTCGGTCGCGCCACTGAGATAACTAGAGATGAATTGAAATTTGCTAAATTTGTTTCTCGTATGAGAAAAAAGTTTAATGCTTTATTTAATGATCTTCTGAAGACGCAATTAATTCTAAAAGGTGTAATTATTGAAAATGATTGGGATCAGATAAAAGAAAAAATTCAGTATCGATATGCGCAAGATCAATATTTTGAAGAAATGAAATCTGCAGAAAATATACGCAATAGGATAGATTTATTAACTCAAATTCAACCGTTTGTTGGTTACTATTTTAGTAAAGATTATATTATGAAGAATGTTTTGCGTATGACAGATAATGATGTTAAGCAGATGGAAGCTGAGATATCTGAGGAACCTCCTCCACCTCAAATGGGCATGAATCAAGATATAAATAATATTAATGGACAATAAAAGGAGATAATTATGGAATCCTCAGTAATACAACATATGGTAGATAATATTTTAATGGGTAATAATGCGGAGGCTATGCAAAATTTTAATGATGTGATATCCACAAAAGTTACTGATGCAATAGATGCTAAGAAAATAGAAATTGCATCAACATTAGGACAACGAGATCAGGAAGATGCAGAATAAGATAAACGAAAAAGAGGCTTCGCCCATGATTAAGCCTCCGAAAAACGAATTTGCAAATAAAGCAGATGCGTTTGCTCATGCTAAGAAACATGGAGGAAAGGTCATGAAGAAGACATTCACTCATCCAACGACAGGTGATCAAAATGTTTCTTATGTTGTAAAAGAGGAAGTTGAAGAGCTTGATGAGAAAGATGAGTTGCTTGCAAGAACAGGTATGAGCCGTATCAATAAAACTCCAAGACCGGGACAAACTGATTTGAGAAATATACCAGCAGGAAATCGCCCAGATAGCAGGAATAAATTTACTGATGCCGATAAAGAGTCGCAACGAAAGCGATTAAAAGCTGCAATTAAAGGTTCGTTGGGCAAACATACAACCCCCAATCTACCCGAGCACGCAGAGATCCAGGAATCCTATAATGACGATGATCTTTATTCTGTTCATAAGGATACTGGTGATATCAAACATCTAGGTAATCCTTATAAAGATCACTCAACCAATATGAAAAAACGCGAACTGGAAGCAGCTGGTCATAAAGTTGTAAGTGGTCGTGAAATTAATTATGGAAGAGTGAAGGTAAAGGAAGAAATATCTGAGTCTCATTTTAAGGTTGGGGACAAGGTTAAATGCTTAGCATCGGGCATGACGGGTAAAGTTGTCAAGCTCGATGAACCCCAAGAGGGTAAGTACTATACTGTTAAACGTAATGATGGTAAGACAATGAAGTATGCTCCTAATGAACTTAAACTCTTAAAAGAGAATCTAAACGATGCACTAAATCGTTTAATGAATGAACATATGGAGACTATCCATGAAAAGATTAATCTTGCCAAAGCAGATATGGGCGATGTTATAAAAGATTTTCAATCTTCGGATGCTCCGCAGTTTAAAGGTAAGTCAAAAGAGAAACGCAGACAGATGGCGATCGCAGCTAAGTTGGGTGCAGACCGCGGAGCAAGAAATGAAGCATATGATGAGGGCGAATATGATAGAGAAGGGGATATGGCTAAAAGTGATCTTCGTAGTATAATATCAAATGCTCAAAGAGTGCATGATATGTTAGAAGATGATACTAATTTGCCTGAATGGGTTCAGAGTAAAATAACCTTATCGGAAGATTATATAAGCACTGTGGCAAATTATCTAGCCTCAGAAAAGGAATAATAAATGGCAACTAGCGTCGTATTAAAGAAAGTACCTCAGCAAGCTGTAGTTAAAGTTTTAGGTCCAGGTTCCGTAACTATTGATCTTGCAGAATTAACTACAAATACGCAGATATTTGATAGACCGAATGCACAAGTAAATATTAATTCAATAATGTTTACTACTACGGGTATTACTTTAGTACAGAGAAATAATTCTAACGTATATAAATTAACTGATGGTCAGGACAATCATCAGTTTTCTCAGTTTATCGGTTGTGTACTGTCCGAAGGTAATAATTCTAATATCACAGTTAATTTCTTAGGTTCTGCTGATGGTTCACTAATTATGGGATTATCAAAAATTTCGGGTTACCAAGCAAATGTGCTAACATACGACGGTGTACAACCTTTCGTCTCGGGGAATTAAAATGAAGTTAATTAGAGAAGCCGTAGAAGACGTACAATATTTAATAGAAGAAGTTAACGGAAAAAAGAATGTCTACATAGAGGGCATCTTTGCCCAGTATGATACTGGTAACAGGAACGGTAGGATTTATTCCAAACCTGTCATGGAAAAAGAAGTTGATCGATATCAAGAGATAATTGATGCTAAACGTTCTCTCGGTGAATTAGGTCATCCCCCGAATCCTCAGATTAATCTAAATCAAGTTTCCCATCTAATTACAAATCTTAAGATGGAAGGTGGTGGCAAGGTAATAGGTAGAGCTAAGATATTAGAAACTCCGATGGGCCTTATTGCTAAAAATTTAATTGAAAATGATATTAGTTTGGGTGTTTCTACCAGAGGATTGGGATCACTTAAACCCGGTAAAAACGGTCTTCAGGAAGTACAGGATGATTTTCATCTTGTAACTGTAGATATAGTAGCAGATCCTTCTGCTCCAGATGCATTTGTTCAAGGGATATACGAATCTGCAGAATGGATTCTAAATAATGGAGTCTGGACTTCTATTGAAATAGAGAAAGCACAAGCCCAAATAAAGAATGCTAATGCTGCAGAATTGGAAGAAGAAAAGTTGAAGATTTTTCAAAAGTTTATGTCCCAGTTGTCTAGATAACAGAAATTATAAATATCATTGAGTACATTAATTTTATTAGGAGACTCTAATGTCAGTAGAAAATAAAATCAAGGAATTATTAGAGCGCGTTAATGTTAAGGCCTCGTTAGAAGAAGCCGATATGATGGGCGCTTCCGGGGTTTCTAGAGATTCCTCTATACCGCCTGCTAATTCTGGCGATTCTGGTCAACCCAGACAAGGTTCTTCTGAAGACGCTAGCTATGAAGAGCGCGATGAAAAAGAACCAAATCAGGGAGCTAAGGTATCCAAGGATGTTAAGAAGAATGACATTCAGATGAAAGCACCTCCCGGAGATGCTCCTAATTTCACAACTGTTGCTGATCCTACATCTGCAGTGAATCAAGCTTCTTCTGCAGGTAATGTTCAGAAAGAAGAGACCGAAGAAGAGTCTGATGATACTATTTCCGAAGAAGAGGCAGAAGAAACTGTCGCTCAAGAAATTGATCTTTCTCCAATCTTCGGTGAAGATCTTTCCGAGGAATTCAAATCTAAGGCTATCTCAATTTTTGAAGCGGCGGTTATTGCTCGCGTAAATAATGAGATGGAAAAAATCTCTGAAGCATTAGAAGAGAAATATGCTTCAGAAGTCGCAGAATATAAAGAAACAATCGTAGAAAAAATTGATGCATATCTCAACTATGTTGTTGAGAATTGGATGGATGAAAATAAATTAGCCGTAGAGAATGGGCTTCGCACAGAGATTGCCGAAGACTTCATCGAGGGTCTTAAGGTATTATTCAAAGAGCATTATATTGAAATACCTGAGGAGAAATATGATGTCATTAGTGAGCTACAAACTAAAGTAGAAGAGTTGGAAGAAAGCTTAAATAATCAAGTAAGCAATAACGTCGAATTAAATTCCGAGGTTGCTGAATTGAGAAAGTCTCTTATCATTAAAGAGATGTCCGACGATCTCGCTGACACTGAAATTAGTAAACTGAATAAGTTGCTAGAAGGTGTGGAGTTTGAGAACGAGGAAATCTATACGGAGAAGGTTAGAGTCATTAAAGAGAATTACTTCCCAGCTAATAAAAAGCCGGAAGTTTCTGTACAGGCTTTAATCGAAGAGACAGATACCCAGGCTACTTTTTCCGGCAATGATACCGTTGCATCATATGCACAAGCCCTATCTAGATCTATCAAAAGACAATAATTTATAAATATTCATAAGTTCTTAAAAGGAGACTAAGATGTTTTTATCCGAAAATTATCAAAAGAAATGGGGAGCAGTTCTTGATCACCCCGATCTTCCCTCAATTCAAGATAACTATAAAAAAGCTGTTACTGCAGTTCTTTTAGAGAATCAAGAGAAATCTCTCCGTGAAGAGCGTCAAGCTCTGTTCGAGACTGTTCCTGTAAATAATATTGCTACAGATCCTAACGGCATACAAAAATACGATCCTATCCTTATTGGATTAGTTCGTCGCGCTATGCCCAATCTCATGGCTTATGACATCTGCGGCGTTCAGCCAATGACAGGACCAACAGGTCTGATCTTCGCAATGCGCGCAATCTACGGTGGACTCGACGCATATAATAATAATCCTCGTGCTAATACTTCAACTCGCGTTGAGGCATTATACAACGAAGCTGACACCGATTTCTCGGGTGCAGGAACACATGCAGGTACCGATCCGTTTGGTGGTTATACCACAGGTACAGGCATGACAACTGCTGCTGCAGAAGCCCGCGGTGAAACAGGAACACCGTTTGCTGAGATGTCTTTCGCAATTGATAAGACAACAGTTACAGCAAAATCCCGTGCTTTAAAAGCTGAGTATACGGTAGAACTTGCTCAGGACTTAAAAGCAATTCACGGGCTTGATGCTGAGGCTGAGCTTTCAAATATCCTCTCGCAAGAGTTTATGTTTGAGATCAATCGCGAAATAGTTCGTTTAATCTATGGTGTCGCTAAGCTTGGTTCGCCTGCTACTGCAACCGCAGGAACATTTGACCTGGATGTTGACTCCAATGGACGTTGGTCTGTTGAGCGCTTCAAGGGTCTCCTGTTCAATATCGAACGCGATGCTAATCACATTGCACAAGATACTCGTAGAGGAAAAGGCAATATCATCGTATGTTCTGCAGATGTAGCATCAGCTCTCGCAATGTCTGGAGTTCTCGATTATACTCCTGCTCTTTCGACAGGCATCACTGTTGACGATACAGGTAATACATTTGCAGGTGTTCTGAATGGACGTTATCGTGTTTATATTGATCCATATTCAGCGAACCTTGGTGCTTCTAACCAGTTCTATGTGGTTGGTTATAAGGGTTCTAGCCCATATGATGCAGGATTATTCTATTGCCCATATATCCCTCTCCAGATGGTTCGTGCGATCGATCCTAACAGCTTCCAGCCAAAGATTGGCTTTAAGACACGTTATGGTCTGATTGCTAACCCATATGTTACAACTTCGGGAGGTTCTGCTGGTCCTTCGGATGCTGATACATTCACAGCAAATCGTAATCAGTACTATCGCAAGACGAGAGTTGTTAATCTGATGTAATAAAAACCGACGCAGATCGGGATTAAGGGGGAAGAAATTCCCCCTTTTTTTATCTTTACTAGGCTATAAATAAACAGTCTGAAAGGATTAGTGCATGGCATATACTGCAAATATTGATATAGTAAAAAGTAATTTCAAATCTTCTTTACCTTCTACTTATGATTTCCTGAGGCCAAATGCCTTTAGATTTTCTATTAAGGATTTGCCTAATACTTCTTTTACTTGTCAATCCGCGAATTTACCCGCATTGCAGATGGGATTTGCATCTCAACCAACGCCTTTCGTTGACATCCCTACTATAGGTGATAAAATAAATTTTGGGGATTTCACTATTCGATTCATTATTGCAGAAAATATGTCCAATTATCTAGAATTATATAGATGGTTGATCGCATTGGGATTCCCCGAAAATTATAGTCAATTCAAGAATTTTACATTCAATCGCCCAAGTAAATTCCCATTCGTAACCAAAACAAATGGTGAATCTGAGGTTTTGGCATACTCGGATGGTACTTTAACTATTCTTGACTCGACAAACAATCCTAAAGTTAATATAATATTTAAAAATTTATTTCCGATTTCCCTGGAAGCGTTAGATTTTGATGTTGCTTCCCAAACCGTAGAATACTTCACTGCAATTGCTAGTTTTAGATATACTGTTTTTGAAGTAGAACCCTTATAATTTTTGGAGTTATTATGGCAGATAAAAAAATTACCCCTATGGACCTTCCACCTGTTCCTAACATCCCAAAGGTACCTTTGGCTGGAGGCACGCAACAAACTCCGCAAGAGAATGTTAAAAAGATGGAAGTTAAACTTGATGATCTTAGGAAAGAAAGAATCTTCATTGCTACCCCTTGTTATGGAGGTATGTTAACTGAAGCATATTTTAGATCAACTGTTCGTTTACTTACTTTTTGCAACCAACATCAAATTCCTGTTGCGTTTGGAACTATCGCGAATGAATCTTTAGTAACACGAGCACGAAATGTCCTTGTTGCTTATTTCCTTCACAGCAATTTTACTCGATTAATGTTCATTGATGCAGATATTGAATATCAGGTTGAGGATGTTATCAAACTGGTTGCTCACGATAAAGATGTAGTTGTTGGTGCTTATCCGAAGAAGGGTGTCAACTGGCAACGTATTCGGGAAAGTGTACGTACTAATGACGAAGGATATAATGATCGTCAAATCGCAGCATTTGGTTCAGACTATGCAATTAACTTTAAATTCCTAAATCGAGAAGCTAAGCAAATTGCTATAGAAAATGGATTGGTTAGATTGCATGATGGAGCTACAGGCTTTATGATGATTAAGAGAGAAGCAATCGATAAAATGATTGAAGCATATCCGGATCTCAAGTATAATAATGATCTTAATACTCCCCCGGAATTAAATCCCCATTTCTATGCTTTCTTCGACACTATGATTGATCCCAAAGATAAGAGATATTTATCCGAGGATTATTGTTTCAGTCGTCGTTGGCAAGAACTCGGTGGAGAAATTTGGCTCGATCCCAGTATTTCTCTGAATCACTATGGTTCGTTTAATTTCCAAGGTAATCCCCAGCAAATTATTCAAATCAAATAAAGTATGAAACTAACAGACTTGCAGGAGATGTGGACAGAAGACTGCAAGATAAATGAGTTGAATCTTGGTCAGGAATCTGTTAAAACTCCTAATCTCCATGCGAAATACTTAAATCTTTTAACTTCTACAAAACTCAATCTGAGGAAAGCTGAATCAGATTATTTAAATTGTAGAAGAAAAAAGTATAAGTATTATCGCGGAGAGATGACCCGTGAAGAACTTGAAGAAGAGGGTTGGGAACAATGGCAAGGAAATAAGCCTCTCAAAAACGAGATGGATGAATTTCTTCAAGTTGATATTGACCTAGTTAAGTATGGTGATAAGATTGAATATTTTAAAACTATTCTATATCAATTAGAGCAAATACTTCGATCACTAAATAGCAGAACCTGGGATATAAAGAATGCTATTGAATGGTCTAAATTTACTAATGGTATGATGTAATGGCGGATATTAAAATCACTAAGAAAAATGAAGTATATCTTCGTATACAATCTGAGCCTTCCATAGCTCAAGAATTGAATGATCATTTTTCTTTTGATGCACCTGGTGCAAAGTTTCATCCACTTTATAAATCTAGAATGTGGGATGGAAAAATACGCTTGTTTTCTATGTTCACTCAAGAATTATTTGTTGGATTGAAAAATTATGTAGAACATTTTGCCAAAGAACGAGATTATATTGTAGATGACTCAGAATACATTCTAACTGCAGATTCTGTAACTTATGAAGAAGTGAAGCAATTTTGCGAAGGATTGGAATTAGCATCAAAGGGTGAATCTATTCAAATCAGAGATTATCAGATAGATGCTGTTTATCAAGCAATATCCAATGGTCGTAAGCTATTGCTGTCTCCTACTGGTTCAGGCAAATCTTTAATAATCTATTGCTTAATTCGTTGGAATGAATTTTACAAACGTAGACAGTTGATATTAGTTCCCACAACCTCTCTCGTAGAGCAGATGTATTCAGATTTTCAAGAGTATTCTTCCATTAATGGTTGGAAGGCATCTAACCATTGTCATCGGATTTATGGTGGTCATGAAAAATCAAATGAATATCCTGTTGTCATTTCAACATGGCAATCTCTATATAAATTGCCAAAGCAATTCTTTTCATCTTTTCAAGTTATCTATGGAGATGAGGCTCATCTATTCAAAGCTAAATCTCTTACCGGTATTTTAAATAAGTGTACAACCACTCCTTATAGATTCGGCACAACTGGAACTTTAGATGGAACGAAAACCCATAAGTTGGTTTTAGAAGGATTATTCGGTCCAGTTTATAAAGTAACAACCACAAGAAAACTTATAACAGATAAGGCGCTCGCGGACCTCCAAATCTATAATTTAATTTTAAATTATTCGGATGAAATTAAAAAGGCAGTTAAGGGCAATTCTTATCAGGAAGAAATGGACTTCCTGGTTCAGCATGAACCAAGAAATAAGTTTATACGTAATTTAGCCTTAAAGCAGGAAGGCAATACGCTTGTACTTTTTCAGTATGTAGAAAAGCATGGTAAAATTTTATTTGATATGATATCCGAAAAGGGCGGCGATCGAAAAATCTTTTTTGTATTTGGTGGAACTGACACAGATCAAAGGGAAGAAATTCGACGTATCACCGAAGGGGAAAATGATGCTATAATTGTAGCAAGTTATGGCACCTTTTCTACAGGAATAAATATTAAAAATTTGCATAATATTATTTTTGCTTCTCCTTCTAAATCAAGAATTAGAAATTTACAATCTATAGGAAGGGGCCTAAGAACAAGTGAGAATAAAACTTCGTGTAATCTTTATGATATTGCAGATGACCTTACTTGGAAATCTAAAAAAAATTATACGTTACTTCATATGATAGAAAGAATTAAAATTTATAATGACGAACATTTTAACTATAAACTTATAAAGGTAGATCTATAGTGTCCGAAGAATTACATTATAAATTTTTAAAACTTACTTCGGGTGAAGGTATTATTTGTACTACAGATGATTCTTGTGAAGATTGGTATGATAGAAAAACTATTTCTATATTGAATCCTGTTACCTTAAATGCCGTGAAATTTCCAAAAGGGGACATGATAGTAGAATCATATCTTTTATATCCTTGGTTGTCTTTTACTGAAGATACGGTTATAGAAATACCAACAACAAGAATTATAGTTGCTCTAAATTTAAAGCCAGGATTGATTAAAAATTATCAAGATTATATAATGTATAGGAGTTCTGACGATTCTGATAATTATGATTCAGAATATACAGAAGAAGAACAAGAAATGATAGATGAAATTATAAATAACTTAGAAGAAAGTGTAGATCAGTATGAAGAAAGTGACCAAGAAGAACAGCTCGGACGAGGTAATAGAAGAAGTACTAGAATCCTCCACTAAGAATATTCCTACATCTTCACATTATGTAGATAATAAAAAATTCTTAGAAGCTCTTATAGATTATAAGGTTAAAGTAGATCAAGCAAAAAGTGAAAATAAGGAGATACCTCAGGTACCTAATTATATAGGTGACTGTTTCATTAAGATTGCTACTCATCTTTCTTACAAATCAAATTTTATCAATTATACCTTCCGAGATGATATGATTTCAGATGGTATAGAAAATTGTCTAACTGCAGCAGCAAAGTTTGATCCTTCTAAATCTTCTAACCCTTTTGCATATTATACGCAAATCATTTATTTTGCATTTATTCGTCGAATACAAAAGGAAAAGAAACAGCAGGCGACTAAATATAAGATAATTGAAAATCTCGATTTAGATGCTATAATGCAAGAATCCGACAATTCTGATGTAGGGCAACAACTTGTAGATTACTTGAAAAAACAATTGGATACTATAGACCCCGATAAAAGATTAACTCCAGCTCAATTAAAAAATAAAAAAGCCAAATTGGCAGAAGAGCTGGATAATATTGATGTTGAATAATAGGAGACACATATGCAGAAAAAAGATTTGAAAGAAGAACTAGTTCCATGTGGTTGTGGTCGAAGTCCAACAGGTTATTGTATTGGACTTCATGAGATGAATGAAGAAGAATATGAAAAATATCTTTTAGGTGAGTTTGAGAGCGACAATGAAACTTAAAGTAGCGGAATTATTTTATTCTGTACAAGGCGAGGGGCGCTATATGGGTGTCCCTTCTGTCTTTTTGAGAACATTTGGTTGTAATTTTAAATGTGCAGGTTTTGGAATGCCAAAAGGAGAAGTTTCAAATGAAAGAGATATTATTTTTCAATCCATTGAAAACTATCAAAAATATAGCGATCTTCCGCTTGTTAGTACGGGTTGTGATTCTTATGCCTCTTGGGATCCTCGTTTCAAGCATCTGTCTCCTTTACTTGAAGTTGATGCAGTGGCAGATGCGATTATGGATATACTTCCCGAAAAGAGATGGGATGACATCCATCTCGTTATCACGGGGGGAGAACCATTATTAGGTTGGCAAAAAGCTTATCCCGAATTGTTGGATCATTCTAAAAATAGACAATTTTTGAAAGAGATAACATTCGAGACTAACGGCACACAAATGTTATCTGAAGAATTTTTTGATTACTTATTTCTGGAATGGACAAGATTTGGTCGAGATTACGATAAATTGACATTTTCAGTTTCTCCGAAATTGTCTGTATCTGGTGAAAGATGGGAGGATGCTATCAAACCCGATATTGTTCGACAGTATCAAGATGTAGGATATACATATCTAAAATTTGTGGTAGCAAACAAAGATGATGTTGCCGAAGCTGAAGCGGCGGTACTCGAATATACAAGAGAAGGTTTTGGTGGCCCTGTATATCTGATGCCTTGCGGCGGTGAAGAGAATATGTATAATATGAATAAGACGCAGGTTGCAGAATTAGCACTTAAATTGGGTTGGAGATATTCTGATAGATTGCAGATTCCTTTATTTAAAAATGCCTGGGGAACTTGATGAATTATTCTTATTATGATTTTGAACAGGACGCCCAATGTATTATTTCTGCAATCAAAATAGGCCATTATAAGTATGATAGGGTAGTTGCTATTTTGCGAGGGGGCCTGCCTCTAGGAGTATGTATATCTCATGCTTTAAATATCCCTTTAGATACACTAAAATGGTCAACTAGAGATTATCCGGAATGTGATTTATTTAACTTGACAATGCGCTCTGATGACCGTATATTATTAGTTGATGATATATGCGATAGTGGCAAAACACTTCAAACGATTAAAGAAAATTTCGTAAATAGTTTCATTCATACCGCAGTGTTAATTTACAATGGTGATCAAAGTTTTATTCCTGATTATTATGGATATAAGATTAGCAGAAAGGAAAATCCTAATTACATAGATTTCTGGTGGGAAAAATATAAATAACTATGCTACACAACGGTAGCAAACTTCAATTTCAATATCCGCGTAAGGAAGGATTCTAAAATGTCATACAATAAAACAAAAACAGACCCTGAACTTGGTTTGAAAGTTCATGAATATCTAGTGGAAGTAGGTGTAGAAACACCCACCAATACTATGTCTCTCGGTTATCCATTGGATCGTAAGGATAAAATCAATATTATTGAAAACTATTTCCGAGAGATTATGGGTGCGCTTGGATTAGATTTGACAGATGATAGTTTAGCAGAGACACCCAATCGGGTAGCAAAGATGTATGTGAATGAAATTTTCTGGGGTTTGGATTTCGAAGCATTTCCGAAATGCACAACTGTAGAAAATAAAATGGCATATAATGAAATGGTTGTTGAAAGAAATATCAATGTACAAAGTAACTGTGAGCATCACTTTGTTGTTATTGACGGCAAGGCGACTGTTGCATATGTTCCAAAGAAAAAGGTGCTTGGTCTTTCTAAGATAAATAGAATTGTAGAATATTTCAGTAAGCGTCCTCAAATTCAAGAACGTTTGACTGAACAAATTTTTCACGCATTGTGCTTTATCCTTGAGACTGAAGATGTTGCTGTGATGATTGATGCTCAGCATTATTGTGTAAAATCTAGGGGTGTTGAAGATGTTGGTAGTTCTACAGTAACTTCCAAATTGGGCGGAGGATTTAAAACTGATCCTTCAGCTAGAAATGAATTCTTAAGTATTGCGCGCATGGGAAAATAAGTGAAGACTTATAGTAAAAGAATTGCTTTTTGTTTAAGTGATCAACATACTATTCCGCACGGTGGGCTTGGTCAGTTTGCTAAAAGTTTCATAGAAAATTTTACTCCGTTGGGATATAAGATTGATATTATATCCGACAAGCCCACCTCTAATATTGAATACAAAAAACTCTTAGAAGATCTCGGAGCGAACTTTGTATATCCCGAATATGTCTCGGCATATACGGATCATACTAAAGCCTTCATGTTTGAGGATTCTTATAATTTAGAAAAGACAATAAATTTTCGTAATTCAATGCTAAGGGCATTGAAAGAGAATTTGTATGACATTGTTATATGCAATACTTTAGAATCGTTTCCCGCAGTGTATTGTTTGAATTTACATAGGCACTGTCAAATAATTTACTATACACACAATGAAAGTATGGTGTTTTTGGATGATAGATCGTGGAAGAATGAATTTACTGAATCCTTCAATGAATATTTCAATGCTTTATTGAATGTACCGAACATCTATATCGGGACACAAACCATGCGCAATGAAACTGAGTTACTTAAAAGATATCCTTCTGCGAGGTGTTTGCCTTTGCCTATGACCGAGGCTGATCTATTAAATAAACATATAAAAGAAAGATCGGGAGTACTTTGGATCGGTAGATGGGAACCTAGGAAAAATCCAGAAGCATTTGTTAAGATGATTGCCGAAACTAAGTTGCCCGCGAAGATAATCACTAATGCAAATGGTGCTAAGAAATTCGAAAAGGCGATGGAAGAAATAGGTGCAGATTTCTACATAAAGACAGGTATTGTTGGGCAGGAAAAGGTGGACTTTATAACCTCTGCACGAGTCGCATATAATCCTGCTATCCGGGAAAGTTTTGGTCTAGCTTTTTATGAGACCATGGGACATATGCCGACCGTAGTATTAAAGGGTATGTCTTGGATTGAAAATTTTGATTCAAAGTATTATATAGCAGCATCAAAAGATAAAGTAAATGATGTTATAACTAAACTATATAATTCTGATATATCCAAGTGGTATGATACTGGCGCTTTAGATTATGTAAAAAGGATGCACGAGAATGGTATTCAAAAATGGTTGCAATGTTTTGATTCATTTAAACCCGCAGAATCCAATAGTGAACGAGCGAAAATAAATGAGAAGTATACTACAAGATACAAAGAATTTTTAATTTCGCTGGGACGAAAAGATATTTCTATGGATGATATCCGTTCTGTATTGACAAACAAGTATAAATTCTATACAATATATACTGATACTGATACCTATCTATCAAAAGACAAAAATTTTATACCCGAGGAAAAAGAAGATACCTCTTTAGAAAGCTTATTTGCATGAGTAAAATATTAGAATACGTTATATCCGGGCCGGCATATCTTAGGCTCGGTGCAGACCCCTGTAATGATCCCGAAACACTTGAGATGATTAATAATATGATTCTCAAGACAGTCCACAATAAAAATAGCCATGAATTTTCATTGTTATACAACGGATTTACGGAAAAGAACTTTGGTAAGAAATTGCAGAAGTATCGACCAGCAATTAAGAATATACACGCGGACTCTGGGGGACTTCAGATCATTACTAGGGGGCTTCCAAATACCCCGGAAACCAGAGACAGGGTTTTTGAAAATCAAGCAACGTATGCAGACATTGGCATGTGCTTTGATGAGATACCTGTACGGGCTACAGGTGCAGATGGAACTTCTTCGAAGATCGATACTAAGCGCAGATACTTTGATCGAGACAACTTTGAGAATTATGCTCGACAGACGGGCAAGAATGTTAGAACTCAGATTGAAAAGTATGTGGAGTTAAAAAGTAATTGTAGGCCTTTTGTTATCGCACATGGTGCCTGCCATGAAACATACGCAGCATGGACAAATTATATTTTAGAAGAAGTCGGTGATCTGAAAGATAAAATCGGCGGTGTTGCTATGGGATCAGCAGCATTAGGCATGGGGCAATTAGAAGATGTGAAACGGGCATTTTACGTCAATCTGTTACCATTTGAAAGACCTTTTCATTTGCACGTATTGGGTGTTGGTGCTTTGAAAAGAATGCTTCCATATCTTTTATTCTCTCAGACTAATCTATATGAGAATATTGCGATTTCGTATGACTCTACTACTCATTCCATGTCTTTGGATAATGGACTATTTTATTTTTCATACTATAAAAAGACCGGAAATGGATATGGTGGTTCCTCAGTAAAGATGGGTAGACCATTTTCAAATATATACAATACTGTTACTGAAGAAATTAATACTGTTTGTGGCACAGAAATGACTGCCAAAGAATTTCATAAACTTATGAATATTTCTGTGGGTGAGTATGTTGAGAATGGCGGTAAGTTTATTGATGTGATGCGAGCAAGACTTGCATTTATTCTAACCAATGTGCATAATTTTACTAAGGATGTAGAAGCTCTAATGACTAATAAAGATGAGTTTTTACGTTTCTGTAGAGATAAAAAGTGTGAGAACGAATATGCGACACTTTTTGATGTTAAAAATATCGATGACTTTTTATACTGGGAAAAACACGTAGGTAAGTTTATGGATTCGGAATCGGTTAACGATGTTGCTCCCGTTTCACTTGAGGATTTATTCGCATGAAGATTAAACGTTGGATCGAAGTTTCTTTTCAAAAAGAAGGTATACATAGATATCCGGATGCCCCTGCGGGGGTAGAATTTTTACAGCATCCGCATCGGCATATCTTCCATTTTTATGTTAAATTGGAAGTATTTCACAATGACAGAGATGTTGAATTTATTCTGTTGAAAAGAGAATTGGAAACCCTATATAGTAAAAATACCTTAGACGCAGATTATAAATCTTGCGAGATGCTGGCAGAAGAATTGATTCAATATATAGTTGAAGAATATCCCGCAAGAGATATAACTGTTCGAGTATATGAAGATGATGAAAACGGTGCGGTGCTAGAATATTCTAGGGATATTACACCTACATGGTATGTAAAGGATGATTTGAAATGAGAAAATTATGGTATATGGGTCTAGAACCATATGAGGGGAGATACACACTTCAGTTAGAGCAATGGAGCGAAAAAGTATTTAAGCGTCGAGGTGTTAATTATGAGATTATTCATGGTGATACTTTGGATAATTCTAAAGCAATTGTAACTGGGCAGGTTCTGGATGCTCATGGTAGATCATATTATTCTTTGACACAGATGGCTAGGCTTGTTCAAAAGATGAAGAACGGCGAAGTAAGTTCTGAGGATGCTATTTTCTTTGAAGATATGTTTACCCCCGGTATAGAGTCCTTGCCTTATATTATGAATCAATGCTTAGAACAAAGACCAGATGTATATGTTAGATGTTTGGCTCAAACTATCGATCCTGACGATTTCCTTCATGTCTGGCGTATGGACGATTGGATGCGAAAGTATGAGCAGATGTTACTACCCTGGGTAAGTGTATTGGCATCAAATGAGGAGATGGTTGCCCATATGAGGATTGCCGGATGGGATGCTCCTATTCATAATATCTCAGGGCTTGCTTTTGATAAAGAAGAAGTTCAAAGCAGGGTAACTAATATTCCATATTTCTTTGATCGCCCTCGGCGAGTTGTTTTTGCTGCTAGATTTGATCAAGAAAAGCAACCGCATTGGTTCATGGATATTATTGAAAAATATCATGAGCTCTATGCTTCACCTACAGAATTTGCAGTTGTATCTGGTGGTCCTTTACGGAGTAATGATGACGGAGTCTTATTACGAGCAAGAGAACTTGAAGAACAAGGTAAGTTGAAAATTTATCAGAATTTGAAGAAGAACGAATACTATTGTTTACTTTCTAATAGTAGAGTATTATTTAATTGTGCTTTACAAGATTGGGTCAGTAATACTGCATCTGAAGCAGATGCATTAGGAACTAACTGCGTATATCCCGCATATAGAAGTTTTCCGGAAACTTTTGCTAATGATCATACTAGACTGTATGTTCCTTGGAGTCAAGAAGATGCTATTGAAAAACTAAACAAAGCATTATCTGAACCTAATAATAATTTGGGTAAGCTCAGTGATTGGACAAGTGGCACTATTGATCGGTGTTTAGATATTATGATGGATCATGATGACGGAAGATCTTTCAGAAATTATGTTAAATACCGTGAGCACATTACCCATGCTAAATACTAAGAAAGTAATAGTAACAGGTGCCGCCGGATATATCGGCGGTCAAATCTGCATTGAGTTAAAATCCAAAGGTTATTTTGTAATCGGTGTAGATAAACGGCATAGACCTCATCTTGATCCATATCATGATATTTTCCTTAAAGATGATTTTGATTCTTATCTATCTCATAAGTTGATACGAGATCATAAACCCGTTGCTATTATACATTGCGCTGGTACAAGTTTAGTTGGTCCTAGCATCAAAGATCCCGAGACATACTTTTATAATAATGTTCAAAAGACAATAAACTATTTGAATGTATTGAAAAATACTTCTATAGAAACTAAGTTTATATTTAGTAGTAGCGCATCTGTATATGGGCTGCCCGTTCAAACTATAGATGAGTCTCATCCTACAAATCCCATATCACCGTATGGTGATAGTAAACTAATGATTGAAAAAGTATTAGCAGCATATTCTAGGGCATATAATTTAAATTATGTCTCTTTCAGATATTTTAATGCATGCGGGGCAGATCAATTAAGTTCGCATGGGCAGGAACCTGATGCCACCCATATCTTTGCTAGAGTTTTTGAGGCAGGGTTGAATAACTCAAACTTTGTTATGAATGGTATAAATTATCCTACTGAGGATGGGACATGTGTCAGAGACTATATTCATGTTGAGGATATAGCAAACGCCCATGTAATAGCTATTGAGGAAAATATCTCAGGGATATATAATATAGGTTCCCGAGAAGGATATTCTAACTTCGATGTTTTCTATGCAGTAGAAGAACAATTACTATATGAAAAAGATATTGAAACAGGAATCAAATTTATTGCAGATAATCCGAGAGAAGGAGATCCTGCAATTTTAATCGCAGATTCTAGTAAGCTGCAAAAAGATACTTCATGGAAACCTAAAAAGGAAATGAAAGATATAGTTGAAGATTTGTACTATTGGTATACGTGTAAAACTTATAGAGGTCTAGGGACATTCAACCCTCTTTAAATATTCTGCATGTCATCAAACTTACTCAAGGGAGGCAAGAGGTGGCGAAATTTTATTCTACAAAAACATATGGTAATGATAGAGGTTTAAGTTGTTGTTTTAGGCAGTGGCGAAGCACTCACTCTCATTGTTCTTTGTTACATGGTTATAGTCTCGGATTTCGAGTTATTTTTGAATGTGATACTTTAGATGAACGAAATTGGGTGATGGATTTCGGAGGATTGAAAAGTTTTAAAAAATGGCTTGACGAGGCATTTGATCATACATTAGTAATTGCCAAGGATGATCCTGAGTATAATCTATTGATAAGCCTTCCGAGGCATATTGCAGATGTAAGGGTAGTAGATGGGGTCGGCTGCGAACGATTTGCTGAGATGGCTTTCAATAAGATGAAAGAGATATTAGAAAATAATATTGCCGACGGTAGGGCATTAAATTCGACTGTACGAGTTAAATCTATGGAGGTATTTGAACATGCAGGTAATTCCGCAATCTACGAGGCTTGAAAGACACATATCACATCTGCAAGAACTACATAATGATTTGGACAAACAGATAAATGATGCTATAAAAAATTATAAAGATGATAGTTTAGTGACAGGTTTGAAGAAAAAGAAACTTGCCCTTAAGGACGAAATAGAAAGATTTCGTAATGAAAATAGCATTAATAACTGATACACACTTTGGTGCTAGATCAGATTCGCAACCATTTGATTTATACTTCAAAAAGTTCTATGAGGAAGTATTTTTTCCCACTTTAAAATCTAGGGACATTACCCATATTATACATTTGGGTGATACGTTTGATAGAAGAAAATATATCAATTATCAAACTTTGAAATCTTGTAGAGAATATTTCTTTGATCGTTTGAAAATATTAAACATCAAATGTCTGATGCTTGCAGGCAATCATGATACATATTTTAAAAATACTAATGATGTAAATTCCCCGGACTTGCTTTTAAAAGATTATAATAACATTAAAGTATTAGATGATCCAAGCAATGTAGTGTTCGCCGACACCAATTTCTGTATGATTCCTTGGATATGTGCTGATAATTTTAAGCAGACCATGGAAGTTATAGAACAGTCATCCGCAGATATTTGCCTTGGACATTTAGAACTTGCGGGATTCGCAATGTTTAAAGGACAAGAGAATCACGATGGTATGGATCCAACAGTATTTAAAAATTTTAAGTTTGTGGGCTCTGGACATTTCCACCATAAAAGCACTAAGGGCAATATCCATTACCTCGGCAATCCATATCATATGTTTTGGAATGACTATGAGGACAATCGAGGATTTCATATACTAGATACAGAAACGTTAGATTTAGAATTTATAAAAAATCCTAATACTATATTTGCCAAATATTACTATGACGATGAGAAAGAAGATCCTCTGAAGTTTGATACTGAGGAATTTCGTTCTAAGTTAGTTAAAGTTATAGTTATCAATAAGAAAGACTTTTATAGATTCGATAAATTTATAGACAACATCTATAAAGTAAATCCTTTAGAATTAAAGATAGTTGAAGATTTTTCTGAGTTTGAAACTGAAGCATTGGATGAAACTATTGACTTAGAAGATACTATGACATTACTATCTAATTATGTTGAAAGTATCGAAACAGATGTTGATAAAGAAAAATTAAAAACGATTCTTAAGACATTATATGTTGAAGCCCAACACTATGAGGAAGTATGATTAGATTTAAAACTATAAAATGGCGTAACTTCCTATCAACCGGAGCACACTTCACAGAAGTAAAATTAGACCATTCATCGACCACGCTTATCGTAGGTGAGAATGGTTCGGGCAAAAGTACGATTTTGGATGCCCTATGCTTTGTATTGTTTAATAAGCCTTTTCGAAATATCAACAAACCTCAACTTGTAAACACTATCAATCAAAAGAATATGGAGGTTCAGGTAGAATTCTCCATAGGCAAAAAAGAATATAGGGTAGTACGAGGAACGAAGCCTGGCGTGTTTGAGATATATGTGGACAATCAACCTATTAATCAAGATGCTGCTTCCAGAGATTATCAGAAACTATTAGAAGAAAGCATACTAAAATTAAATTATAAGTCTTTCACACAGATCGTTATACTAGGTTCGGCATCTTTTACTCCCTTCATGCAACTTCCGCTCGGACATCGAAGAGAAATTATCGAAGATATCTTGGATATCCAAATATTCACAGTAATGAATGGTGTTCTGAAGGAAAAATTACAAGAAAATAAAACTGCGATAACCGATATTGAAACTCAATTGGAAGTAGCTAAGCAAAAGATAAAACTTCAGCAAGATTATATTAAAACTCTTGAAAATGATAAGACAAAGAAAGTAAATGATGTTGCAAATATTATAACTTCGACAAATGTTGAGATTTCTGAGTATGAAGAAAAAATTAATAAACTTCAAATAAAAATAGAAAACTTAGAAGAACAGATTATAGAAGAGGGAGATTTTGAATCTAAACATTATAAATTAACCGAACTGCAGAAGAAACTTAGCAATAAGATTGCCGACGCTAAAAAAGAAATAGAGTTTTATAGCAATCACGATAATTGTCCAACTTGTAGTCAAGCTATATCTGAGGATATCAAACAGGAACATATAGTAAAACATAATACGAAGATAGAAGAAATTAATACTGCGATATCTGATCTATCAAATCAGATAAAGGATATTCAATCTAGATTAAATATTATCAATGAAATTAAAAATCATATATCATCCTTAACCAATGATATTATCAAATTTAATCAAAATATTATTGCATGCCAGAATTATATACAAAAGCTACAAAAAGAAATAGAAGAAACCAATTTAAATACTGGTAATATTTCTGACGAGAAGACTAAACTAAAAGCATTGGCGAAAGATGCAATGGCACTGGCTGAAACCAAAAGCGGATACTCCCAAGATAAACATTACTTAGATATTGTTAGTATTTTACTTAAAGATTCCGGCATTAAAACTAAAATTATTAAACAATACTTACCAGTAATTAATAAACTAGTAAATAAATATCTAGCAGCAATGGACTTCTTTTGTCATTTTGAACTAGATGAAACATTTAATGAAGTTATTAAATCTAGACATCGTGATGAATTTTCGTATGCTTCTTTTAGTGAAGGGGAAAAACAGAGGATTGATCTCGCATTGCTTTTCACTTGGAGAACTATTGCTAAGATGAAGAATTGTGCTAGCACAAATCTTCTGTTACTTGATGAGGTTTTTGACTCTTCGTTGGATGCTAACGGTACAGATTATGTAATGAATCTGTTAAATACTTTAGGTGAAGAAACAAATGTATTTGTTATCTCTCATAAAGGAGATTTGTTATTTGACAAGTTTAGGAGCGTTATTAAGTTTGAGAAACAACAAAATTTTTCTAGGATAGTAAAATGAAACTAGTAGAATCGACTCACCCATTACTATATGAACCAACGAAAGAATTTGTTTTTGATGGCTCAACGGATCCAAAAGAATTATCAGAAACAATGTTTGAACTAATGGAAAAACATCAAGGGGTGGGGTTGTCTGCAAATCAAATTGGATTAAATTACAAAGTATTTGTTCTTGGTCATGAAGGATACAAATTAACAGTATTTAATCCTAGGATAATGGAAGAATCTAAAGAACAAGTTATTATGGAGGAGGGTTGTTTGTCTTTTCCTTTAGTTATAGTTAAGGTAAAAAGACCCAAATCTATAGTTGCGGAATATCAAGATGAAACCGGTGAAAAGTTAAGAATTAATCTATCAGGATTGACTGCTAGAATATTCTTACATGAGTATGACCATATGCTAGGTATAACTATGAGGCAGAGGGTATCTGCGATCAAATGGAATGTAGCTAATGGTAAAAAGCGAAAAATAGAAATGAAAATAAGGAGATCAAAAAATGGCAACAGCGCCTAGTCGTTGGGAATTACATACGCATACTGTTAATGCTTATTGTTACTATAATAATGTATTTGATAATGATCAGATACAAGGTATTATAGATGCGGGTGAAAAAGAATTTTTGCATGATGCACAGATAGGTGGGGATTTCAGTTCTCCGGGTAAGGTGGATGCGGAAGTTAGAAAAACTACAATATCTTGGATACCTGCAACCGAGGATAATGCATGGATGTTTAGAATGCTTACTGATGCAACTTTGAATGCAAATAATAATTGGTTTAATTTTGATCTGAATACTATAGAGTCTTTGCAGTATTCTGTATACAGAGACGGTGGGTTTTATGACAAACATATAGATCATTTTTATCAGGGATCTGGACAATATCCGCGTAAACTCAGTTTCACCATGCAGTTATCTGATCCATCGGAATATGAGGGGGGCAAAACTATGATATGGAATGCTAAAGAGCCGTGGGCTATACCTCAGGAGAAGGGATCAATTACATTCTTCCCATCTTATACTTTACATGAGGTGACACCCGTTACTTCGGGTACACGAAAAGCTCTAGTAGGTTGGGTGACGGGGCCTCGCTGGAAATAAAAATGTCTAAAATACCCTTAGAATACCTAGATCTTAGTAACGATTTTGGCTTTACTGCTGTAGATGAAGCAGATGTAGTAGAACCGATTGTGACCGAAGTTAAAAGTTCATCTACGACCGAAGCAAAACAAAAAATGCAATCTCTGGAAAAGTTAGTTCTTCCTTTACTAGTAAACTTGATGAAGAATCCCGAAAAAGAATACATACATTGGCCAAATCGCGTACCCTTGATCGAGAAGCAGATAGAAAAGATTTTGGCTATCACCCGAGCTGAGTAAGTCATTGTTTTTCAGTAGGTAAACTAGGTGCTTGACACAGATCTCCTTTGACTTTATAATATAAAAAAGCCTGAGGAGATCACATGATATCGCATTCCAAATCAATCTTAGCTAAACTATTAGCAACAGAAAATATTCGAATAGAGCATCGTAAAGTACAGACTGCCTATTTCGATCTCAAATCTCGCACACTGATCTGTCCGATATGGAAGGACATGAGCCCTGAGTTATATGATCTGCTCATGGGGCACGAGGTTAGTCATGCTCTGCATACCCCCGAAGAAGGTTGGCATGATCAAGTAAAAGATTGCAGCAAAGGTTTTAAGACATATCTCAATGTCGTAGAAGATGCTCGCATCGAAAAGAAAATTAAACAGAAATATCCCGGACTTAAACCAAGCTTCTCCAAAGCATATCAAGAATTGGTTAATAAGCAATTCTTCGGTCCCGATTATATTATTGAATCCGAACATCTCCCCCTCATTGATAGAATCAATCTTCATTATAAGATTGGTTCCTATGCTAATATTACATTCGAAAGCAACGAGAAAAAATATCTAGAGCGAATCGACAAACTTGAAACTTGGGACGATGTCGTAAATATCGCTAAAGAACTTTTTGAATATGGTAAGACTGAAAAGAAAATTTTAGAAGATCTTTTATCATCTAAGTATGATAATTTGGATTCTTCGGATTATGATTATGATGACTACGATGATTATGAGGAATCTAACAGCGACGGAGAGCAAAATCGGGAAGCTGAATTTGACTCATCTGAAAGTGGCGAAGATGAAGAGATGCAGTCTCTCTCGGAACTGTTAGAAAAGATTGGGGCATCTAGCGGAGCTCAAACAGAAGAAGATTTAAACTCAGTAACAGATAACTTTTTCCGAGAAAAAGAATCTAGTTTCTTAGACGATAAATGCTGCCCATATCTATATGCGGATATCCCAAATGTACGATTAGAAAATATTGTAGTTCCATATAAGAAACTTTTAGGAACTTTTAATTTTTATACTTGCACACACGACCAGTATCGAAGTATGACGGATGAAAATAAAGATATCCTTCAGCCTATGTTCGAAGAAAGAGCAGTTGAGGAGTCGGATCAGATCTATAAGAAATTTATGGATTCAAATAAAAAGTATGTATCATATCTGATCAAAGAGTTTGAATTGAAGAGAAATGCGAAGCAGTTTGCTCGGGCGATGGTTTCTAAGTCTGGCGAATTGGATGTTAAGAAAGCATTCTCATATAAGTTTAATGACGATATCTTCAAGCGTGTTACTACAGTACCTAATGGCAAATCCCATGGTCTGCTAATGTTCGTAGACTTCTCAGGTTCTATGCATACTAATATGAAAGCAACTATTGAGCAGACTTTATTGCTTGCTTTATTCTGCAAAAAGGTTGGTATTCCTTTCCGAGTATTGGCGTTCTCGGATAATTCATTTGGATATCAAAAATGGTTCAATGTAGATATTGTTAATTCTAAATCTCTCGATCCGAGGAATGAGACGTATAAGAAATTTTCCTGCAAACCCAATGAGTTCCTTTTAGATGATCCTTTCTTTTACTTGGCAGAATATCTTTCTAGCGAAATGAATAGTTCTGATTTTACTAGAATGTCCAGGGATCTATTATATTTTGGTCATTCTTGTACTAGAAATAATCCTTACTATTACAATGATGAAGAAAAAATTCACTTTAATAAAATTCACGAACTTAATGGTACTCCTCTAGAAGCAACAATAATTTCCTCGATAGAAATCACCAAGCAGTTTAAGAAAAATTACAAACTAGATATTGTTAATACGATTTTCCTTACAGATGGAGATGGCCCTGCAAATAAGGCAGTATCTCAGGGTATTGAGCAAAAAACCGCATATGATTATGAAAAGTGTGATACTGTGGTAGTAGATTCTCTGAAAGTTTCATATCTCATGTATTTAGATCAAAGTAATCTAGTACTTACTGATCGATCTACAATGATACAGGGATTGAAGCGTCCGGGGGAAAAATCTATCTCAGCATTATTGCAAATCTTAACAGCTTCTACTGGTGCAAATGTTGTAGGTTTCTATTTAATGAATAAACCGAGCGCTCGACAAATTAGTGCTTATTCTTCTGATAATGGCGGTGGCAGTATTAACGATGAAGACTACACCAAGGTACAGAAGATTTTGAGAGAGCATAAGTATGCTGCTTTGAATATCCCCGGATATAAAAAATTCTTCATCCTGCCTGCAGGTAAAGATCTAGAAATTGAAGAGGATGAAATGAGCGTATCGGACAATGCAAATAAGAATGAACTAAGGAAAGCATTTATGAAATTGCAAAAGAGTAAGTTGACGAATCGGGTATTTTTGAATAAGTTTATTGAACAGATTGCTTGACATCCCCAGTGTTTGAATATATAATAATAGTATATTATGATGAAAGGTGACTACCGTGTCTAAATCTTATTATTCCGAAGTTCAGCGAGTAAGTTTCATTCAGGGCCTCAAAGAAAAATTTGGTGATTTGGTTTCGAAAGAGAACATTCTAGAGTATGCGAATACTTTGAATCTTCCTAATCCGCACTTCCTTCTCTCGAATCGAGATATTAAGGTAGGCAAACAATACAATTTAAATCTTGATAAGAGGAATACTACCGTGCAGGAAAGCACACCAGAATTGGCACCAGCATTGATCGCACCGGTAGTTCAGCTTCGGCAAAAGAAGTTGATTACCGAGGTCGACAATCTTATCCCGCAACAAAGTTCAGATTATGTTCCTTTTGGTTTCTTCAAGCAGTTAGAAAAAATTGTAAAATCTAAACTGTTCTATCCTGTATTCATTACCGGTCTATCGGGTAATGGTAAGACCACCATGGTAGAACAAGTTTGTGCTAAACTAAAACGAGAGTGTATCCGAGTCAATATTAGTATCGAGACAGATGAGGATGATCTTATCGGTGGTAGCACATTGATCGATGGTAATATTACTTATCGAGAAGGTCCTGTTATTACTGCGATGCGTCGAGGTGCGGTTCTGCTTATTGATGAGATCGATCGAGGTAGTAACAAATTGATGTGTCTTCAAAGTGTCCTAGAAGGTAAGCCTTACTTCAATAAAAAGAATGGTGATGTTATCCATCCGACCTCAGGATTTACTGTTATCGCTACGGCGAACACTAAGGGTAAAGGTACCGAGGATGGTCGGTTCATCGCAGCACAAATTCTCGATGAGGCATTCCTAGAGCGATTCCCGATTACTGTAGAACAAGAATATCCTTCGTCCGCAACTGAGAAAAAGATCATTTTGAACAAGATGTCTACTCTGAATGTTGTGGACGAGGAGTTCGCGACTAAGTTGATCACTTGGGCAGAGATTATTCGTAAGACTTTCGACGAAGGGGGTGTAGACGAGATTATCAGTACTCGTCGGTTGTTACATATTGTCCAAGCATTTAGTATCTTCAATGATCAGAAAGAGGCAATTGAATATTGCATCAATCGTTTCGATACTGATACGAAGACCGCATTCCTTGATCTCTATAATAAGATGGGACAGAAGGAAGAGGAGCCTGAAGTTGTCGCTCCCCAGTTCGTAGATGATGCTCCTTTTTAACAATTAACTTTTAATCCAAGGGTGCTTCGGCACCCTTTTTCCATTATGGCAACTACACCCGGTTACAAGCAAGGCGCATTCTTACCTAAATGGTTTGGACGATTTGGTAATAATATACAGCAGATTTCCAATGCAATTTATTACTGCGAAAAATACAAAATACATTTTGACATGGCACCCCATCCCATGATAGAGGATATAGTTTTGCCTTTCGGTGAGACTAAGATGCCCGGCAATGAAAACCAATGGTCATATTTTTATTTCATGGAAGGTAAAGAGTGTAACTTTCCGAACGAAAATTTAGATATACTAAATTTCCAACGTAAACTGATCTGTGAAAAATACATCTATCCAAAATTGAAGATAGATCATAGTAAAGTAGAAGAACCTTTTGATGGATTGGTTATACATTTAAGATCTGGAGATGTGTTTACGAATCCTCACCCTTCTTTTGTGCAAAATCCTTTATCCTACTATCTAGAAATAATCAAAACTCAGTATATAGGAAATACTATAATTATAACTGAAGATAATAATCATCCGTTCATTCCTCTATTTACTAAACTAAGTATACCCATACTAAATTTATCTGAAAAAGATACCTTAGAAGTGCTATTATCTGCAGAAGCACTTGCGACATCCGGGTGCGGTACCTATGCAGTATCTGCGGCTTTATGTTCTAAAAATTTAAGAAAACTTTTTTGCACTAATATTTGGTTAGATGAAAGTTTGAATCCTTCGATGTTAAAAAATCATGTAGAGGTATTATGTGCGGATATAAATAGTAATAAATATATTAGTAGAGGTGATTGGAAAATTACTAATGAGACAATACACAAGATGTTGTCTTATAATGAAACTATAAAATTTAGGAGATTATAATGAGCATTGCCTTAATTACTGGCATTACTGGTCAAGATGGTTCTTATCTAGCAGAACTACTTTTGGAAAAAGGGTATGAAGTTCATGGGGTAGTTAGAAGAAGTTCTTCTATTAATACTTCCAGAATAGATCATTTATATACTAATCCAAAATTAAAACTACACTATGGCGATGTAACTGATTCTCTTTCCCTAATGGGGATTATCAAAAAATATAAACCTACAGAGATTTATAATCTGGCTGCACAAAGTCATGTTAAGGTTTCTTTTGAAACTCCGGAATATACTGCACAGGTTGATGGGTTAGGTACACTAAAATTATTAGAAGCAGTTAGATTACTTGGTATGGAAAAACAAGTAAAGATATATCAAGCATCTACTTCAGAACTATATGGCTTGGTTCAAGAAATTCCGCAGAAAGAAACTACTCCTTTCTATCCTAGGTCACCGTACGGTGTTGCAAAGTTATATGCTTTTTGGATAGTAAAAAATTACAGAGAATCTTATAATATGTTCTGTTGCTCAGGTATTCTCTTTAATCACGAATCCCCCCGCCGAGGATTTAATTTTGTAACTAAGAAGATTACCGATGCTTTGTATAATATCAGCAAAGGTAAACAAAAACATCTGTCCTTGGGTAATTTAAATGCCCTCAGGGACTGGGGTCATGCTAAAGATTATGTTCGAGCCATGTGGATGATGTTGCAGCAGGATAATCCTGACGATTACGTTATATCAACAGGTAAACAATATTCCGTTAGAGAATTTGTAGAAAAATGTGCACCTTACTTCGGTATGCATATCGAGTGGAAAGGAGATGGATTGGATGAGATTGGTATTGATACAATCTCGGGTCAAGAAATCGTTCGAGTAGATCCGAAGTATTTTAGACCTGCTGAAGTTGAAACTTTACTGGGGGATTCTACAAAGGCAAGGACTGCCTTAGGTTGGTCACCCGAATATGATTTTGATGCATTGGTAAAAGAAATGTGTGAGTGCTATTAATGTTGTTTCCTCCATCCTTCCAAGATGTTAATAAAAAAGTTACTGAAAAATATCTAAACTACGATAATGGATTTTTTATAGAGGTTGGCGGCGCCGATGGATTTACGCAAAGTAATACGTGGCATCTAGAAAACTATAAAAACTGGAAAGGTATTTTAGTAGAACCAAATATTCTAGCTTATCATAGATGCAAGGAAATACGAAAAAATTCTAAAGTATTTAATTGTGCATTAGTTTCTGAAGAATATCCTGATGAAAAAATAAAAGTAATACATAGAAATGTTTATCACGGTGATCCGGGGTTGATGTCCGCAATCGAGGATTCTCCTATACGTAAGGATAAGGATTGGTTAGCGAAACAAACTGATATGGACCACACTACAGAATTTAATATACTAGCAAGGACTTTAAATTCCATATTAGAAGAGTGTAATGTAGAATCAATTGATTTCTTTTCACTAGATGTTGAAGGGTATGAAATAGAAGTTTTGCAGGGATTTAACATTAAAAAGTATTTACCTAAAATTTTACTAATAGAATGGCATTCAGACATCTCAGAAATTAAAAATTATTTAGGAGATACCTACAGGTTAGAAGAACAATTATCCAAACACGATTACGTTTTTACAGTAAGTAATCGGAATAAGAATTATGAGTAGTATTGATCCTAGGAGAATAGCTAAAAAATATTTTGATTATGATTCAGGATTTTATATTGAGGCGGGTGCTGCAGATGGCACCACTCAAAGTAATACTTTATTTTTAGAGAAAGAAAGAAGTTGGAACGGTATATTAATTGAACCTAGCCCGGAAAACTATGAGAAATGTCTTAAAGCTCGAAGATTGTCTAAAAATTTTAACTGCGCTTTAGTAGATTATGATTATCCCGATGCAGAAATTGAAATGTATTTTAGACGATGGTATGATGGCGATCCGGGATTAGTTACTAGTACTTTCGATTCGCCTATCAATAAAGTAGATGCTTGGGAAGGATATAATTATACATATAAAATTCCAGCAAGGACCTTAGATTCGATACTTGCAGAATGCCAGGTTGAAAAGATAGATTTCTTTTCTTTAGATGTTGAGGGATATGAATATAATGTATTACGAGGATTTGATTTTAAAAAGTATAAACCTAAAATTATCCTAGTAGAATCTCATGAAAAAACGAATGAGATTGATAAAATTAAAGAACTTTTAAAAGATTGTTATGATGTTGTAGAAAATCCTACACCGCATGATTACATTTTTAAGTATAAGGAATAACGATGGAAAAAAATAGTAGAATATTTGTCGCAGGGCATAAAGGATTGGTAGGATCTGCTATTGTAAGAAAATTACAAGCAGAAGGATATACAAATCTTATCTTAAGAACAAGGCAAGAAGTAGATTTGAGAAATCAAGAAGCAGTTCGAGATTTTTTCAATGTATATAAACCTGAGTATGTGTTTCTTGCTGCAGCAAAAGTGGGCGGAATAAATTATAACGCAAACTTCCCTGCAGATTTTATCTATGATAACTTAATGATTCAAACAAATGTTATTGATTCTGCATATCGATCTGGTGTTAAAAAATTATTGTTCCTAGGTTCTGCTTGCATTTATCCTAAGGTTACCCCGCAACCTATTAAGGAAGAATATCTTTTAACTGCACCATTAGAACCTACTAACGAAGGATATGCTTTAGCGAAGATTACCGGTCTTCGTATGTGCGAATATTATCGTAAACAGTTTAATTTTAATGCGATAAGCTTGATGCCTGCGAATCTATATGGTCCCAACGATAATTTCGATCCCGAAAAATGTCATGTTATACCGGGCATGATTCATAAGTTTTATAATGCTAAGAAAAACAATTTACCTCAGATTGAAACTTGGGGCGATGGTACACCGACTAGAGAATTTTTACATTGCGACGATTTAGCAGATGCTTGTCTATTCCTTATGGAAAATTATGATGAGAAAGAGTTTATTAATGTTGGATCTGATACTGAGATAACAATCAAAGATCTTTCTGAGATAATTAAGAAAGAGATCGGCTACGAAGGAAATATTTTCTGGAATACTGAAAAGCCCAACGGTACTCCGAGAAGAAAGATGGATAACACTCGCCTATTTAATATGGGTTGGAGACCTAAGATTTCGTTTGATGAAGGCCTAAAAGGAACTATAGAATGGTATCTCAAAAACAAAACAAACTAAGATGGCCCTTGATGGGAGAAACGATCACTTTTATGGATCGTCTAAAGATGGCTTACTTTACACTTACGACCAAGAAATTTACGAACGGGGAGAAGGTAAAGAAATTTGAATCTGAATGGAATCAATGGTTAGGTTCTAAATACTCGTTATATGTTTCTTCAGGTAGTACAGCAAATCTATTACTTGTAGATGCAGTAAAAGAGTATTATTCTTTAAAAGATGGAGATAAAGTACTTGTTCCTGCGTGCACCTGGGTAACTAATATCGCTCCGATCATCCAGTGCGGATTGACCCCAGTATTTTGCGATATCAATATGCAAAACTTTAGTTTTGATTTAGATAAAGCCGAGCAGATTTCTAAAGAGCATGACATTAAGATGATATTCGTTACTCATCTATTGGGATTTTCCGGAGATAACGAAAAACTTATGCGTTTGTTTCCCTCGGCAATTGTTATAGATGATATATGTGAATCTCATGGATGCACTAGCCCTGCAGGAATTAAAAGGGGATCTAGATCAATTGGTGCAACCTTTAGTTTTTACTTTGGGCATCATATGTCTACGATTGAGGGTGGGATGATTTCTACAGACAATGTAGAACTTTATGATATCATGAAAATGAAACGTAGCCATGGATTTGCGAGAGAATCTGTAATATTTAATATGCATGCCGAACAAAATCCTCATATAGATAAACAGTTCCTTTTTATGACTACTGGATATAATTTTAGAAATCATGAGATATGTGCTGTACTAGGTTCTTCTCAGTTAAAGAGATTAGATAGTATGATTGCTATTAGGAAAAGAAATTATAAAAAGTTTACTGAGATTATAGCAAAGTATAAAGACTTATTTTATAATATTGAATATGATGATACTAACAGTAGTTTCTGTTTTCCCTTTATCTGCAAAAGTCCAGAGATTATGATAAAGATGAAAGAGACTTTTGCTAAAAATGGTATAGAATATCGGCCAGTAGTTAGCGGAAATCTTTTGCGCCAACCTTTCTTAAAAAAATATTCTTTAGAAGGTAAGGCTCCCTATACTGTTGATCTCGTACATGATCAAGGTGTTTATATAGGTAATAATCATTTTATTACTGATAATGATATGAATTTTTTAGAACAAGTGGTGGAGGAAATATATGTCGAGCATCGGCGAAACGTTTGATAAAGTCATTAAAGAAACTGTAGAACGCGTCTTATCTAAAGGTGAGATGCCTGACACAGAATATATTACAACAGATAATCTTGGTGAGATTGTAGAAAAGCTTGCTATTATCCATATTAGGATGTGGATGTTAGAAGATGCTATACAAGAAGCAAAAACAGATGAAGAGATCGCAGAACTTAAAAAGAAATGCGATATCTGTTTTAAAGTAAAAAGACCAAGGTTCGTTCAAGCAGTTAATCTTTTAGTAGATGATGCTATTGCGAATAACAAATCTTTGAGAGAAGATTCGGTGAAACTATATAAGGGAATAGACAATGCCTAATAAGATCGTATTTTTTAATCATTATCATCGAGGTGATCTTCATACTCATAAAGAATTTGTTAGACAGATTATGAGAGAGGTTAAAGATTTTAAATTTGAATATTTGCACTTTAATCATTCTAAATTAACTAGAGATCTCGATATTCCTAAAGTGGGAGACCCCTCTCATCTTGATGCAAAGACTCCTTTCTATCAAGATGAAGGTGTATTGTATGTGAATACTTGGATCGGTTGTCATTGGGATATATTCTGCGAACACGGCGGAATTAATATGAATTCTCTCTGGCATCAGTGGCAAAAAATCTTCGAGATGATTAATTCATATTTTCAGACAAGTTTAAAGTTATACGACGAAAAAGAATTCTATTTGCCTACTATAGATTTTTCTAGATTTAATGTTAAAAGTGTAGATGAATTTTTAGAGTTCACAAAAGATAGAAAGCGTATGCTTTTGTGTAATGGTGTGCCCAAATCCGGACAATCTTTTAATTCTAATATGCAAGATTTTGTTGAGGATCTTGCTAGCAAGTATCCGAATTTCTGTTTCATTTGTACAGACAAATTTACTACAACTACAGAAAATATCTTCTTTACTGATGATATTATCATGGATACTGATATACAGGAAAAAAGAGCTCCTTGGGAAGATAGAGAATTCAATAATTGTGATCTATTAGAAATTTCTTATCTGAGTGAAAACTGCGATATCATTGTTGGTAAGAATTCTGGACCCTTTGTATTCTGCGAAACTAAAAATAACTATATGGATCAGCGAAAAAAATTCGTATCGTTTAATGTTAGCTGGGGTATAGGTAAGGCCCCGACTGAAACTATGTCTAACGGATTAGAATTGAAATGCGATTATAAGATAGTTCCCATTACCGGTGTAGGTGGTTCTATGCATCAATTATCCGGACAAGATGTTTTAGACATAACCCGCGCATTGGAAACGGCGGTAAACTCAGTATGAGAAAATTGAAATTAGGTTTTACTGATACCCATGAACATTTAGCTAGATTCTTTCATAGCCTTTTAGCTAATAGGTTTGACGTTGAGGTTGATAATGAAAATCCCGACTATCTAATCTTTGGTGATAGAAACTTTGGAGAAAATAATAAAAAGTTTTCTAAAAAGGATGTGGTTAAAATCTTTTATACCGGGGAAAATCAAAGACCGGAAGATTATGACTGCCATTATGCTATTTCTTTTGATCACAATTTCAATTCGTGGCACTATAGATTACCTCTATTCGTGGTCTATATGTGGGCATTAGATCAGATACATCAAACAGGATATAACTATTATTATATCTTGGGGGATCGCAAAATAAAAGAAAAGACAGATTTTTGTTCTTTTGTTGTGGGTAATCCAAATTGTCAAGAACGTAATGAATTCTTCAATAAGCTTAATTCTTACAAACGAGTGGATAGTCCCGGAAAAGTATTTAATAATATGGATATTAAACTTGAGGGAGAAAAAGCGAAAATAGATTTTCTCACAACGAGAAAATTTAATATTTGTTTTGAACCTTATAGTTACCCCGGTTATACCACAGAAAAAATCTTGCATGCTTTCTACGCAGGCACTGTACCTATTTACTGGGGCAATCCATTGGTTACTTCTGACTTCAATAGTAGAGCATTTATCAATGCTCAAGACTTTGATGATCTAGATAAGTTAACTGAGTATGTTATGGAAGTTGATTCTGATGAGAACAAGTATAATGAATACTTGGAACATCCCCCGCTTCTAAACGGATTGCCTAAGGATTATATGTTATTAAATAATCTTCTTAATTGGTTCGATGCTATAGTATACAACAAAATCGAGGCACGAGAGTGAAGATACAGACCTTTATTTTTAATTGGCGAGGACAGTTTGAAAAAACTAAACAAAAGATAATACAGTTAAAAGAGATAGGGGTCGAACCTGTAATAATCAATAGTGATGATAACCATAGAGAAGATGGTTGGTATAATATAGGTGAAGAAAGTTATTTCACTGCACAATTCTTAACGGCTATTGAATTATTCGATGCAGATATATTGTTTCATATACAAGCAGATGCATCATATGATAATTGGAAACAACTATATGATGATGCATTAAAATACTATGAAAGAACTGAATGGGGTATATATGCCCCGAATGTCGATTATACCTGGTATGATTCTTCTAGAAGCGACGTTATTAATCTAAATATAGATTTGGATAAGTTGAAAGTTGTTGCTAATCCAGACTGCACTTGTTGGTTCATCCATAAAGATGTTATTACCAAGTTTGAAGAATCTGGTTTAGATTTTTCTCCGTATAAAATGGGATGGTGCTGGGATATAGTTTTATCCGCGATTTGCTATATCAATCAGAAACCGGTATTAAGAGATTATGGGCATACGATATCGCATCCCAAAGGAACAAACTATAATACCATTCAAGCAGAAACTGAGATGTGGCAACTTTATAATTCTTTAAGTGCAGAAATGAAAGAAGCCTTCGCTTATATTAAGGGCGATAGAACTAAATTAGTTAAATACTACAGATGAATAAGATAATAGCATTTAGCCTATGGGGCAATAATCCAAAGTATACTGTCGGTGCGATACTCAATGCTCAGTTAGCGAAAATGATATTTCCGGAATGGGACTGTCATTTTTATTATGATGATTCTGTTTCTAACTTGGTAGTAACAGCATTGAATAACTTTACCAATGTGACAACGATTAAAGTTACAGATGGTACATTTGGTGCATTTTGGAGATTTAGGTCTATGGTGCCAGGCACTATTGTTTTATCTAGAGATACCGATTCGAGATTATCCTATAGAGAAAAACAAATTGTTGACGATTGGTTATTATCTAAAACTAAACTATGTACTATACGGGATCATGCCAATCACTATGAGTTTCCTATACTAGCAGGCATGTGGGGTATGCGAGATGGCATATCTTCTGAATGCATGGATGCTATGTCTTCTTTTAATACTACACATAGTTATCTCATAGATCAGATATACTTACGACAAATAGTGTGGCCCATGTATGAACAGTCATCTTCAGTATATGGTTTAAAAGAAACAGTTTGGATGAGAAACAGTTATCAATCTGTAGGAAAGCATTTCATAGGTCAGACCTATGATGAGAACAATAATCCAGTATACGAACCAGCAATATGAAAAAGATAGTATTACACCATCACACGGGTCTAGGAGATCATTTTATTTGCAATGGATTAGTCCATGCTTTTGCAAATACCTTCGACGAGGTCAATCTAGTTTGCAAAAGGCATTATGTTAAAACGGTATCTCATCTTTATGAGGACTTTGCAGATAAGATTAAAATTTTACCGGTAGACGAGGAATTTAATGATTCTATTCGTTATAGTATGGATAATAAAATGGAACTATATCGAGTAGGGTTTGATAAGGTTGATTTTGAAAACTTCGAAGATTCATTTTATACGCAGTATAATTTAGATCCTATGTTAGAATACTATGGTTTTGTTCTTCCTAAAAACTTAGAAACTTCTAAATTATTCTATCAAAAATTATTGAAATCTCTTGGAGAAGAATATATAATTGTACATGACGTTAGCAGTTATAAAATCTTTGATCTTAAAATAGAAACCGAACTACCGAGGCATACTGTAGATAAATCGGATACGGATGATGTATTAGATTATGTAGATGCCATCTGTAATGCTAAAGAAGTTCATGTTATAAACAGCGGTTTAAATAATTTAGTTTTTCAGCTTTTTATTAAAAAGATGACCAAAGGAAAAATTTATTTCCATGCCGCAAGGAAAGTTGAAGATGGAGGCATACCCGTGAAAATACCTGAAGGGATCGAGGTTGTGGATTATGAGTAAAAAAGTAACTATCATCACGCCAACAACTGGCACAAGATATTTGAATGAGAATTTAACCTCAGTTTCAAATCAAACTTATGATAATTTAGAACATTTAGTTGTCATAGATGGACCCGAGTATCTAAAAAAATCCAATGAAACTCTAATGGGATTTGAAGATAAAACTATCATTACTCTACCTCATAATACTGGGGCAGAAGGGTATAACGGTCATCGTATTTATGGGGCATTTTCCTACCTAATAGATTCGGATTATATATGTTTTCTAGATGAGGATAACTGGTTAGAACCTGAACATATAGAATCTTTAGTTAAAGTATGTGAAAATAATGATTGGGCATTTTCATTGCGTAAAATTGTTAATAGTGATAGTAATTATGTCTGCAATGATGATTGCGAAAACTTAGGAAAATGGGAAAGTGTTCTGGGAGATAAGTTTGTAGATGTTGGATGTTATTTTTTGCCTACAAGGATAGCTATTCAAGTATCACCAGCATGGTATAGAAGAGCAAGGCACCCTGACGATCAGCCCGAGATAGATCGCCTAATTATGCATTATCTTTTACAATATGGATTTAATTATAATACCAATGGTATGTATACTTTGAATTATAGAGTAGGTAACAGGAAAGATTCTGTTCAAGCAGAATTCTTTTTACGGGGGAATCGTATGATGGAAGAAAAATATAATGGAGAATACCCATGGCGGAAAAAATAAATTATAAGTATAATGAAGAAAATTTGTTGAAAGAATTGAAAAGTTATGTTGATACTACATATGGGCAACACTATTCTCAGAATAAGTTTCAGACAACAGAATTCGTTATAGACAATGGAGACGGGATTGGATTTACCCGCGGGAATATTATTAAATACGCCCAAAGATATGGAAAGAAAGCTGGAAGGAATAGACAAGATATTTTAAAGGTGTTACACTATGCTTTAATAATGTTGTATGTGCATGATCTTGAAACCAAGGAGTCTAAATAATGCAGATTAGTAATGAAACAATCCAAGTATTGAAAAATTTTGCTACTATTAATAGTAATATCCTTATCCGAAAAGGTAAGACACTATCTACTATCAGTACAGCAAAGAACATCTTCGCAAAAGCAACCGTTGCTGAAGATTTCCCAGAAGAAGTAGCCATTTATGATTTGAATTCTCTTTTGGCTCTCCTTACTCTTATGGAGAATCAAAATATCGAATTCGGAGAAAAGAGCCTAACTATCTCTAAGGATAACGGCAAGTTCGAGTATTTTTATTCTAGCCCAAATGTTATTGTAGCCGCTCCCGATAAGAGCATCGACATTGATAATCATTATCAGTTTAAGTTGACTGCAGATCAAGTTAATATGATCATTAAAGCTGCGGCAATTACTGGCGCACCTACTATCTCAGTATCGAGCAAAGATAAGACTGTTACATTGACAGTAGGTGATAAGAAAAATGATACTGCTAATACCTATAAGAAGACTATTGGTACTAGCGAAAATGATTTTGAATGCCACATGGCAGTTGAGAACTTTAAAATTGTTCCTGATGCTTATACTATCACAGTATCGAAAAAGAAAGTATTTCATTTCAAGCATGAAACTAAAGATCTAGAATATTTCATTGCAATGGAACCTAACTCTGTAGTTTAATCTAGGAGTTTTATATTATGGATAACACTGAATATCTTTGGGTAGAGAAATGGCGCCCAAAGAAAATTGATGATTGCATTCTTCCCGAGAAACAAAAGAAGATCTTTAAAGAAATGATCGACCGAGGCGATCTGCAGAATATGCTTCTCTGCGGATCTGCCGGTGTCGGCAAGACTACTGTTGCTAAAGCATTGTGTGATGAGATGGGATTGGACTCCCTATTCATTAACGCATCTTTGGAAAATGGTATCGATGTCCTTAGAACTAAGATCAGTCAGTTTGCCTCCACCGTATCCTTTACGGGGAAGACGAAGGTTGTGATTCTAGACGAGGCAGATTATACGAACCCGCAAAGTTTCCAGCCAGCGCTTCGAGGTTTCATTGAAGAATTTTCTCAGAATTGCAGATTCATCTTTACGTGTAACTTTAAAAATCGAATTATTCCCCCTCTACATTCTAGGTGCTCTGTCATTGAATTTAAGATCGACAAGGCAGAAAAACCTAAGATCGCAGCAAAATTCTTCAAGCGTTTATCTGATATCTTAGAAACTGAAAAGGTAGAAGCAGATCCAAAAGTTCTAGCCAAGGTTATCGAAAAACACTTCCCCGACTATCGACGCATATTAAACGAGGTTCAGAAATATTCTTCATCGGGTAAGATCGACGAGGGCATCTTAGTCAATCTTGGTGAAGTTAATATGCAAGAACTCGTTCAATCTTTGAAAACTAAAGATTGGAAAAAGATGAGAACTTGGGTGGTTAACAATCTAGATAATGATCCTCAGACACTTTTTAGAAAAATCTATGATCATCTCATAGATCAAGTGGATCAAGTCCCTCAGTTAGTACTTCTATTGGCGGATTATCAATATAAGGCAGCTTTCGTTGCAGATGCTGAGATTAATCTAGTAGCATGTTTGACTGAAGTTATGGCTACTATTGAAATCAAATGAATAAGGTAACTGTACATTTCTTTAAAGGCAATACTTTGATAAGAACTGAGGTATGTTCCAATGCGTTTGAAGCGGAAATAGTTATACAAGAAAAGATGAAACTTGGTTTGTATAGCAACGCTAAAATTATTATGGGAGATTTGGATGTCTCTGTTCAGTGAAACTCAGGAGAAAAAAGAGGAAGAAACTTACAAGTTACCTAAAATATCCCCCTTTGATTTTTTGAATTCCATTAATTATTCCAAAGAAAAGTTGATAGTTGACGAATGGTCTGAGAAACAGTATGATCCTTTCATAGTAAATCGAGGACTTTCTTTCGGGCATGATACTATCATTCCTGCGAATGAGATGAATTCAAGACCTCATTTGGACAAACTCCTCCAATTTGATTTTCTTATAAATATAGTTAGACCTAAAAAAAGATTCAATAAATGGATCAAGGCTGAGAAAATCGATGATTTGGAGATTGTCAAAGAATACTATGGCTATAGCACAGAAAAAGCCAAGCAGATCTTGCCTCTTCTTGATGACTCGATGATAGAAAACCTTAGAACAAGAATAACAAAGGGTGGCAAGAAATGACTGATGAATTAATTCATATTGATTTTCCTGGATATAGACCGTTAGAAATTAACCTTTTGGAACCCGATGATTTCCTAAAGGTTAGGGAAACATTAACTCGTATAGGAGTTGCGTCTAGAAAAGATAAAACTCTTTATCAATCTTGCCATATCTTACACAAACAAGGAAGATATTTTATTGTCCACTTTAAAGAATTATTTGCATTGGATGGTAAAAATGCTGATCTAACAGATAATGATCTTCAAAGAAGGAATACTATAGCTAAACTGTTGGTAGATTGGGGATTAGTATCAGTATTAAATTCAGAACATTTTAAAGATTATGCTCCTTTATCGCAGATAAAAGTTATCTCGCATAAAGAAAAACATGACTGGAAGTTAGAAACCAAGTATAATATTGGCAAGAAAAAGGGCATTAACTTTAATAAATAATAATATCCCGAGATGGGACGTACTGCTAGATAAAACTAGAACGGATAGAACGTTAGACTATCGCTGTAATCGTAAGCAGCATCGCTATGCCAATTGGGTAGCATTTTCAATTTAACTCGCTTAATTAAGGAGAACAGCATGACATATCTTAAGCAACTTCCTGCAGTTTACGACGCATTTAAAGATTTTGATAAGTTTTTCGTTGGTTATGATGATCAGTTTAATCGCATGGCTAAGATACACGATGATCTTACCAAGCACATCCCAAACTATCCCCCATACAATATTAAGAAGACCGGCGAAAATACCTATACCATAGAGCTCGCAGTAGCAGGATTTTCTAAGTCGAATCTAGATATTACTCTGGACGATGGCAAACTTATCGTTAAAGGTTTTACAACCGATGACAATGAAACTTCTGCTGACTATCTGTTCAAAGGTATCGCTAACCGGGCATTTACCCGTATGTTTGCACTCAACGATCAGATCGAAGTGCAGAATGCGGAATTAGTTAACGGAATGCTTAAGGTCTTCTTAGAGAAAATTATTCCCGAGCATAAAAAGCCTAAAAAAATAGAAGTAAAGGATGAACCTTCTACAGTATCTTCCTTCACTGCAGACAATAGAGTACTGCTAATGGAGGAAAATGATGTTGAAAACGATAAGTAATTTCTTTAAGTTTATCTTTGAGGTGATAACTGAAATTCAGATGGAAAGAGCAAAGCAACATCTGAGATTTCATAATAAAGGCTTTTTTCACCATTGGGAATAGCATTTCTAAATGCAGTAAGGATCGGGGACTGGATAATTAAAACTAGTTCCCTATCCGACCATATACTAATTTTTATGTATAATCAAGCATCCTTGGAAACAAATTTTAAAATTTTTTATGACGAAATTGAAGCAACAGAATATATTTGGAGACTGACAGAAAATGATTAAACTTTTGAAATTAATTACAGGCGAAGAAGTAATTGGAGAGGTCACATATCAGAATGAATATGTGTTGGTTAATAAACCATGTGCTATTATGTTATTGGGGTCTCGTTCTACACCAGATCAACATTCTATGGGGCTTATCCCATATGCTGGATATACTAAAGAGCATAAGATCAAAGTTAAGGCATCTAGTATAGTTTGGGAAGCAGATTTAGATGATGAAGTATTTAATCAGTATAATGCTATCTTTGGATCAGGTATTCAAATAGTAACGAATCAATTGGGCAAAGCGGTCAATGACGGTGGCAGACAAACTCCGCAAGTGAGTATTACTTAGAAAATAACCTTCCGTATTCGGGTATGAGTGCATAGGGCAAATATACAAGATACAACCAATAAGCTACAAAATAATCTATCATCATTTTTTATTCATCCAAGCGGTTACTCCCATATACGCACCTATTATACCCGCCTGAGAGATATAAAATAACCCGAGTAGATCACTAAGTGCCTCTACTCGGGTATCTGATACTACAGGCAAAAACAGAAAAACTGTTACCGCTACCATTACAATGAAGGAAGCCCAAGCCATACGTTTTTGAGTATCGGCCTTTTCCTCCTTCAATTCCAATTCTAACATATCGTAGGAATCCTGCATCTCATTATCTGAGACCTCCCCATCTCGATTCAAATCAAATCGATTATATTTAGAATTAGGTTGTAATGATTTTTTCACAATCAGGGCTCTGAATCTAACTTGACTTCTTCAACCTTACTGAAAGACATAGTAGGTTCTTTCATGACAGGTGAGGGATTTAATGGTGCTGGATTAGAAACAGGACTTGCTAATGGTTTAGGTGCGAAGCTTTTGCTTGCTTGTGCTGCCCCAGACATAGCTGCATCTTTACCTGTACCAGCCAACATTATACCCGACAATGTGCCAGTAAGGAATGTTGCTATCGGTATAATTAATTCAAAGAATTTTGAATCAATAGGACTGATCGCGTTTAATGGTTGTGTTATAAACATGATGCTATATAATACAGTAAAAACGATGCCTATTAATGTTAATGCTAAGCAAATGCCTATGAAAAATTTAAGACGAACCATCAATTCTTCTTCAGAATAACGATTTGATGCTTTTACTTCTTTCATTTACATTCTCCTTTGAATGATTTAGATTTAGACGAACCGTCTTTATTTTCTTTAAAAATATGTTCGGGACAATCCCTATTTACTTCACATAGGGGTTTTTGACAAGATTCATTATCCCAATTATTGGGGTCCTGACATGGATATCTATACTGCTGTTCGCAACCCGCCAATAACAAAGAAATTGCTACGATTAGTAATAATTTATTCATAGTATCTCCTAGTTACGGTAAAACCAATTGTATTTATTATTGTAGTAAATCCTTAATTTGTTGTGCCAGTTGCACTGTTGCTACGATACCCCCAAATGCTGCCCCGCCTATAATTTTAAGTTGCTTCATGAATTGTTCATCAGCTTCTTCATTTAGTTTCCATGCATGTTCTGCTTCTGCACTTTTGCGAGCTTGATCCTCGATACTCTGACGTATGGCACAGAATTCTTTGTATCCATCCATTCCTAGATGATTTAGATCCCCATAAAGGAACATATGGTATAGTTCTTGTTCCATGTGCCGGAGACGCACCTTAGCGGTATACACATCCATCGCTTTCCCAGTAGCAGTCTTCTTCGGCTTCTTTGAACTGGTAGATTTCTGATGTAGATCCTGCATATCATTCAATACCAACGCTTTCTTGAGTTCACCTAGTTGACCTGCAAATCCTGTGATACTACCCATGATAGCATTGGCATCGTCGGTAAAAGCCGACACCTTTTTCACCTGTTCAAATGCCATGTTCGCGGATTTCAGTACTTCCGCGATATCCATTTATTTTCCAGCTAGAGGATTGTCTATGCTCTCTTTTAGTTTCTTCTCAAGTTCAGCCTTCTGCTGGCGCATCTCGCGTTCGACTTCTCTGCGTGTATCGCGTAATTCATCCCTCATGGATTTAACATCTGCCAGTGTCTCTCTTTGGAGTTGTTTACTTCCTCTCTCTACGCCTTCTACTACATTCTCTAATCTACGAATGTCTGACTTTAGATCATTTTTTATATCACTTGTATAATCTGCTGCTTCTCCTACACTGCTCTTCACATTTTCCATCTGCTTCTCTAGCACCGAGAGCTTCTCGTTGATGGCAGAGAGGTCGGGTGCAACATATGTCTGTATGGCTTCTTTCATGCTCATGTAATCTTTGTATACTTCGAATGCGCCATATAGACCGCCGAGGACGGATGATAGGATACCGCCGGCGATCATAAGTTTAGCAGGCGTGAAATTGATTCCACCTATTGATATTACTGTATTAGGATCTACTGCTGCTTCTAGCTTATCTACTTTTTCATCCAAGTTAGACATTTTATCTCCTGTATTGTTGTTCTACCATCTCTTGATGAAGTTTATCCGTCGCTAACTGTCTCAATGCTCTTGCATTATCTACTACTTTCTGTCCTTTGTAAATCTCTTTGGGTTCATAGAATGCGGCATCTTTCAATGCGATGCTATACTGCGCATAACCTGCAGGTTGTACTGCCATCCTATCCAACGATACTCCTCCTGCTGCTTCGTTATCTTGCACATTTGATTTGACCTGCTGTCCCTGAGATTGCTGTTGCTGTTCCATCACAGGGGGTTTGCTGTCTTTGAAATCCTCAGCAGGATTAGTCGTCACCGCTTTATATTCTTCCATCCTGGGCATCTCGATCTCTTCTACGACTCTGCGCTCGGGTATCAGAGAATAATTCGTAGGCAATGAATCCTGTATCACCGCCTCTATGCGTAGAGGATCAGCTAATGATGGGGGTATCAAGCTTGGAACTGAAGTTTCTTGCTGGGGTGCCGTTGCGATGGGTTGAGAGGATACTGGTCTCTGTTCTACTGCTAACACCTGGACAGGAGCCTGCGTTTCCTCCATCTTGATTGGATCAGGTTGCTTCATCTCAACTGCTCCTTGAGATGTCTGAGATTCTGTCTGCATATTCTGAACCGGTACGAGGATAGATATATCCATCTGTTGCTGCGGTTGGCTATCCTGTACTATCACCTGCGGCTTGGGAGGTTCCATGTTCTGATTCTGCTGCACGATTGCTTGGGCGGAATCATCTTGCCGATTGGGTCGTACTTGAGATGAGGTGTCTTGATCTTGCTGAGAAGTCTGCTCTTCTTTCTTCTCTTCTGCTCGCTGTTCAGCAGGACCCGATCTAGCTGCGAGGCTTGCTGCAGATACTGTGGTCTGGACTGATGCTTGCTGTACAGTTGCTGTCTGCGTCTGATTGTTGTTCGGTTCTGTGGATGCTTGCTCTTGGCTCTGGCTGGAACTCTGCTGGGCGACTGCTTCGGCATCCGCAGTCATCCTGTCGGCATCCTTCATCGCTTGGGATACTGATTCCGACACAACGCTCTGCTCTACTGCTGCTATCCTGCTCTGCTCTTTGCCGACGATACTCAGGATAGTGGATAGAGAAGCACCTTTCTTCTCACCGCTCTGCTCTTGTTTCTGTTCTGCGGTTGCTACGGGTTCCGCTGCTTGAGGTTCTGAAGATGATTGCTGGACTGCAGCTGCCAATGCAGATGAAGATGCTGTATTTTCTTGTACTGGTTCAGCTTGGGAAGCAGGAGAGGTCGTTGTTGCTACTTCGGTTGCTGCAGGTAGTACATTTGCTATCTGACTCAAAAGAGCTTGAGCATAACCAGGACAACTGGAAGAGGCTGTAGGATTTTCTATACAAGGATCAACTGCTACGCTTGTGTATCTACTCCAATCAGAAACCATGCCAGTATTCACTCCACCATTGAATCTGTATATCTGCTCATATTCACCCTTGCTAGCATCACCAATTAAACCAATGGTTGCATAATTCACATTAACCAAACTATAGTTGACATTGATCTGTCCGTTGGGTTTGATTTCCACAGTGAAGGTGTTGAATCTGTTTCCGTCAGCATAGGGACTAATACCTATCCATTTGTATCTCTGGAAGTCAGCAGATCCTTCTGTTTGAAAGGTGCCAGAAAGATTGATGAGATCGGTCCACATGGGATAGATGGTGTAGTTGAACTGGCTGCCCATGTTGTTGGTGAACTCTCTCACAGATAGATTGTTGCCACCCAAACCACCTTGGTTTGGATTCACAAATCCAATCGCACCATTACTGTATAGCCAACTGTTGTTAAAGTTTTGGCCATAGAAAGGGAAATTGAATTGCAAAGGCACATTAGACCACCCATCATCACCAATTTGATGATTTTGGGTGGTTACGGGGGCAGCAACTACTTCTTGTGCGTTAGAATAATCTTGAAGCCATAGCACCGAGAACAGTACCAAGGCCAATTTTCTTATAAGTGTCATCTTCTTCCTTTACGACAGGGGCAGGGATCTTCTCTGGATTTGATGTCCAGAGAGCCATCGCCTCGGCTCCGATCTTACCTTCATATGGGCAGGGAGTTCCTGCTGCCATCATCGCGTCGAATACCCTGCGATCCTGGCACATGGTAGCAACTGCTGCCACCTTCATACCCATGTCATAAAGTGTCTTTGAGAGTTTCAATCTCTCGCAATTCATGTCTCTTACTGTACCGCCTGCTGACACACCAAATATCTGAGTCTGCACTGCACCCGAAGTACCTGTGGTACAGAGATCGTTACCTCCCCCAGACATCATGGATGGTGCAACAGCAGTAGGAGGAGGTGTCTTGACTTCTTGCTTGATCTCGGTAGTATTGATATTGCGGTTGGTCATGTCACCAGTGTTTACATTGACGTTCTGATTCGTATTAGCGTTTACATTGTTGCTGGTGCTCCGAGATACGGAATTGTTCTGATTCACGTTCGTGTTCGTCGATGTAGAGGTCGAAGTATTCACGTTGTTATTGTTATTATTGTTCGTGGCGTTGCTTGTGCTCACATTGTTGTTATTGAATGTCTGTGTACCAGAATTTATATTAACATTGGTATTATTATTGGTATTCGTATTGTTACTAGTTGATGTTGAAACATTATTATTATTGTAAGTCATTGTTCCAGAATTAATGTTATGATTAGTATTAGTATTGTTTGAGGTAGTATTATTGTTATTATTATACGTGACTTGCCCCGACATTATAGTCCGATTGGTATTATCAGATGTAGAGTTCGAGGTATTGACGTTATTATTGTTATATGTCATTGTGCCAGAGTTAATGTTCTGATTAATATTGTTATTTGTATTTGTGCTTGTGGTGTTATTATTATTATTGTATGTCATCGTTCCAGAGTTGATGTTCTGATTGACATTTGTATTATTGCTAGTAGTATTGTTATTGTTATTGTTATTGTATGTCATCGTCCCAGAGTTAATGTTCTGATTGATGTTGGTATTGGTGCTCGTCGATGTGCTGACGTTATTATTGTTAAATGTCTGTTCCCCAGAGTTAATGTTTTGATTTATATTATTGTTGTTGTTCGTATTCGTACTATTGGATGTTGAAGTGTTCTGATTGATGTTGGTCATCGTGCCAGTATTCACGTTGTTATTGTTATATGTGACCGTTCCGGAGTTCACTACGTTAGTGGTAGTTTCACCAGAATTTATATTCTGATTTACATTGTTATTGGTATTTGTACTAGTGGATGTACTAGTATTTACGTTATTGTTCGTGTTTGTATTTGTACTGTTGACCGTTGAAGTACTGGTCGAGGTAGAAGTGTTTGTATTATTGTTATTGGAGTTAACAGTACTTGTAGAAGTACTGGTATTATTTGTGTCTACTTTTGTTGTCGAATCATAGGTCTGAGCAACTGCGGATAACGAAGCCATTACGAAGAAAATGCTTATGGCCTTTTTCTTCATAGACCCTCTCTCTTTATGGTTAATTTAACTAAATTTTATATTGTTCTTATTCTCAATTTCCTATATAATTATTATTTATAAGTCATCAAGATGACCGAAAGATTATGAAATTCTACACTAGTATCAATCAGTTTGGTAATAATATCCTAGTCCGCGGGATCAATAATGGCAAAAGAGTCCAGGATAAAGTCCAATTCAAACCTTCTCTTTTCATAAAAACTCAAAAAGAATCCAAATTCAAATCTTTGTTTGGAGAGAATCTAGATAGGATCGATTTTGAAAGCATCAATGATGCCAAAGATTTTGTAATGAAATATAAGGAAGTCGAAAACTTTCCAATCTTTGGTAATACTAATTACGGATATCAATATATATCTGATTCCTTTCCAGATGAAATAGAATTCGATATTTCTCAGATTAGTATCTGGACACTAGATATTGAAACAACTGCAGATTTGGGATTTCCGGATATTAATAATCCGATGGAGAAAGTATTACTTATCACAGTTCAGGATTATAATACTAAAAAGATTACAACTTATGGCTTGCAAGAGTATAATAATTATCGAAATGATGTACATTATATTCTATGCAAAGATGAGACTACTCTGCTCAAAAGATTCTTAGAAGATTTACAAGACAACCATCCCCATATCATCACAGGATGGAATGTTGAATTTTTTGATATACCATACCTGTGCAATCGTATAGCTAAGGTATTGGGAGAAGATCAAGTAAAATTACTTTCCCCCTGGAAACAAGTCTCACAAAAGAATATTATTAAATTAAAGAAAGAGAATGTTTCTTTCGATCTTATGGGCGTTGCCATACTCGACTATCTTGATCTTTATAGAAAATTTACTTATACTGCCCAGGAATCTTATAAGTTAGATCATATTGCAAAAGTAGAACTTGGTAAAGAAAAATTATCATATGATGAATATGGATCCTTTACTGAGTTTTGGCAAAGCGATTGGCAAAAGTTTGTAGACTATAACATTCGAGATGTAGAACTTGTAGATCAGTTAGAAGATAAGATGCGGCTTATCGAACTGATTCTAACTATGGCATATGATGCCAAATGTAATTATGTTGATATATTTTCTGCAGTAAGGACATGGGACTGTATACTATATAACCATCTATGGAAGAAAAATATTGTAGTGCATCAGAGAGTAGAAAGACCAGGTAGGCAAATTGCCGGTGCATATGTTCAGGAACCTAAACCAGGAAAATATGATTGGGTAGTATCTTTTGATGCAACAAGCCTATATCCTAGTATCATTATGCAGTATAATCTCTCCCCCGAGACAATGATAACTGGGGTTTCAAAAGATATAGGTATGAGTAAGATCGTAGAGCAAGAAATAAATTTGGATGATCTTAAGGAGAAGGATTATTGTATGACAGCAAACGGATATTGCTTCATGCGAAATAAACAAGGGATCTTTCCCGAGATTGTAGAAAAATTATTTGATGATCGTAAAAAGTATAAGAAGTCCATGTTGGATGCTCAGAAAAAGTTTGAAGAAACTAAGGATCAAAAATATAAGAAATTAATATCTAAATTTAATAACTTCCAGATGGCTAGGAAAATTCAAATGAATTCCCTATTCGGTGCAATGGCAAACGAATACTTTCGTTTCTATGATGATAGGATAGCTGAAGGAATTACATTAACAGGGCAGTTTATTATTCAAACTATCGGCAAGGCATTGAATGATAACTTAAATAAAATATGTGGTACTAAGAATTATATGTATTCTTTTTATTCAGATACAGATGCGTGCTATATTACATTAGAACCTTTAGTGCAAAAATTCTTCAAGGATACTCCCAAGGAAAAATTAGTAAAGATTTTAGATAAAGTGTGTGATGAGAAAATAGAATCGTTTCTTCAAACAGCTACAGATCAGCTTGCGGATTATACTAATGCATTTGACAACAGAATATCCTTTAAACGAGAAGTTATTGCAGATAGAGGCATATGGGTAGCTAAGAAAAGATATGCATTAAACGTATATAATAATGAAGGTGTTCAATACGCAGAACCCAAATTGAAAGTTATGGGACTGGAGATCGTTAGATCATCCACACCCGAACCCGTTCGAGATGCTTTACGCAATGCAGTTAAAATCATCCTAACTCAAACTGAAAATGATCTACAGACTTATGTTAGAAATTTTGAGGATGAGTATAAAAAGTTATCGCCAGAATCCATTTCTTTTCCTAGAAGCGTAAATGGATTGGATAAATATTCGGATAGAGCAAGTATCTATAAACAAGGAACACCGATGCATGTCCGCGGAGCTTTGCTTTATAACTATCATTTAGTGACAAATAAATTAGATAAGAAATATGAGAGAATTAAGGAAGGCGATAAGATCAAGTTCTTATATCTCAAAGAGCCCAATATCATTGGAGAAAATTGTATAGCATTCGTTTCATCTATTCCCAATGAATTGAATATTAAGAAATATGCCGATTATAATACTATGTTTGAAAAATCCTTCCTAGAACCAATTAATACTATTTTGGAAGGTATAGGATGGTCGGCCAAACCACAAGCAACTTTAGAAGGATTATTCGGATGAAAACATTACTAGTTATAGCAACAGGTTTAATTTTAGCAACATCTGCATTTGCACAAAAGCAACCAAAAGGCGTTACCTACGACGCTCAGATTCTTGCAATCAAAGATGGCGATACCGTAGTTTTCGCCGCACCATTTTTGCCTGCTCCTCTTAAACCAGAATTATCTTTAAGAGTTTTTGGGGTAGATACGCCCGAGAAAGGTCACAGAGCACAGTGCCCAAAAGAAGATCAAATGGCTCAAGCAGCATCAAAGTTTACTAAGGATTTTGTAAATTCTGGAGGTGATAGGAAAATTGTTCTTTATGGTTGGGATAAGTTTGGTGGTCGCGTATTGGGGGACCTTTTAGTTAATGGACAAAGCCTTCGGCAAGGTTTGATAACCAATGGGCATGCTAGAGAGTATTATGGCGAGGCAAAACAAAGCTGGTGCAATTGACTTTTTACGCAATATACATTATAATATGAATATATCTATACGGAGGTTATATGTCCTTACTTGAAAAATTGAAAAAGAATTCAACTATCAAAGAAACAGAAGTACTGAATAAATCTAAATTCTTTAATAAGAAAGATATGATTCAGACTTCTGTTCCAATGATGAATGTAGCACTATCAGGAACTTTAGATGGTGGTCTAACCCCCGGCCTTACAGTATTTGCCGGGCCATCTAAACATTTTAAAACTGCATTTTCTCTTCTATTAGCAAAATCTTATGTTGACAAATATCAAGATGCTGTTGTTTTATTTTATGATTCTGAGTTTGGTAGTCCTCAGTCTTATTTTGATAACTTCGGGATTGATACCGATCGAGTACTTCACACCCCCATTACCGACATTGAACAGTTAAAATTTGATATCATGTCGCAACTCAATAATATAGAGAGGGGCGAAAGAGTAATCATTATTGTAGATTCGGTGGGTAATCTTGCTTCGAAAAAAGAGGTTGAGGATGCGCTCGAAGGCAAATCTGTAGCAGATATGACTCGTGCTAAGCAAATGAAATCGCTATTTAGAATGGTTACGCCTCACTTGACTATTAAAGATATCCCAATGGTTGTAGTGAACCATACTTATGCTGAAATTGGACTATATCCTAAACAGATTGTTTCCGGTGGCACAGGTATTTATTATTCTGCAGACAATATCTTTATCATTGGTAGGCAGCAGGAAAAGGATGGCACCGAGGTTGTAGGTTATAATTTTGTTATCAATGTTGAAAAATCTAGATTCGTAAAAGAGAAATCTAAGATTCCCATTGAAGTTACATTCGAGGGAGGTATCAGCACATGGTCCGGCTTATTGGATATTGCGATTGAAGGAGGATATGTTGTTAAACCTTCGAACGGTTGGTATTCTTTGAAGGGTGAAGAAAAGAAATATCGTTTAAAGGATACCTATACTAGAGATTTTTGGATGCCTGTATTGACAGATAAATCTTTTAGACAATATATTGAGGACAATTATAGAATTGCTGGCACAGAAATGTTACAGAAAGAAATGTCTACTCAGGAAATAGATGAGGAGTTTGAAAATGCAGGAACAGTATAGGCCCTGGGGTATTAAAAATGAAGTAGAGGATCTTTGGGGTGTAGAAATAACGGAAGGGTTATTTTCCAATACCATAATTAGTTTCAATGAAATAAAATTCGCAGACGATGATTCCAATGATCTATCTATAGATTATACCGTTATTAAAGCACCAGAAGGTATGGATAAGAAAGACATTGAAGGTCTTGAGTTTGAAAATATTGTCGGAAAAGTTGTCGAGGATGTATTAAAAAAGGCGATAGAACATTACGAAAATGAATATAGAAAAACTGATACTTCAGAATCTGATACATAGTGATGAATATTTGAGAAAGGTCGGCCCCTTTCTCAAACAAGAATATTTTGTAGACAATAACGAAAAGATAGTTTTTAAGAAAATACTGGAATTTGTAGAACGGTATAACGAGAATCCAAATAAGGATGCTCTGGTAATTTCCTTACAGAATGATAAGAGCTTAACTGAGGATCAATATAAGGAAACAGTACAGATAGTAAATGAATTAGTTCCTACAGAACATAACAAAGAATGGTTATATTCTGAAACAGAAAAATTCTGCAAGGACAAAGCAATCTACAATGCTATTCTAAATTCTATCTCTATTCTCGACGGAAGAGATGCCAATAAGTCTAAGGATGGTATTCCGTCGATGCTTCAAGAAGCTCTTGGGGTGTGTTTTGATCATAAGGTCGGACATGATTATATCGATGACTTTGATAGTCGATATGAATTCTATCATCGTAAAGAAACTAGGATACCGTTTGATTTAGATTACTTCAATAAGATAACTAATGGTGGGCTTCCTAATAAGACTTTAAATGTTGTCCTGGCAGGTACAGGTGTGGGTAAATCCTTATTCATGTGCCATGTTGCATCATCTGTCCTTTCTCAGGGAAAGAATGTTCTATATATTACTTTGGAGATGGCAGAAGAAAGGATCGCCGAGAGGATAGATGCGAATCTAATGAACATTACTTTAGATCAATTAAAAGATGTTCCAAAACAGATTTATGAAAATAGGATTCAAAAGATCAAGGATAAAACTCAAGGTAAGTTAATCATCAAAGAATATCCTACTACCGGAGCACATGTCGGACACTTTAAAGCATTGCTAAATGAATTACAACTGAAGCGTCAGTTTAAACCCGATCTTATTGTTGTAGATTACTTAAATATATGTGCTAGTTCCAGATTTAAAGCTGGAGCAAATATTAATTCCTATACTTTAATTAAATCCATCGCAGAAGAACTTCGAGGATTGGCGGTTGAGGAAAATGTTCCCATCCTTAGTGCTACTCAGACTACTAGGGGAGGTTACGGTAATACTGATGTAGAACTTACCGATACTTCTGAATCTTTTGGATTGCCTGCAACTGTAGATTTTATGTTTGCTCTGATATCTACAGAAGATCTAGAACAATTGAATCAACTTATGGTGAAGCAACTTAAAAATCGATACAACGACCCCACAGTAAACAAGAGGTTTGTCATAGGGGTTGACAGGGCGAAGATGAGGCTATATGATCTAGAACAATCGGCTCAGAAGGGTTTGTCAGATTCTGGTTTGAAAATTTCAGAAGATAGTTTAGAAACATTTAATGCGAATAGAGTAATTTTTAAAAACAGAAAAGATTTTTCAAAGATAAAGGTGTAAGATGAAAACTTTAGGAAGCGGTAAATTATCATCCTCAATGCTATCAAAAAGAATTAATGAAACACCTGAATTAGATATCCCGATGCCACTGCGAGTTTCGGAATATGCTAGCAACTCTATAAACAATATGCAAGTTTCTCACAATGTATTACCCGAGATAGTTTCCCAACCTAAACCTGCACCAAAAGGACAGATTCCCTACGCACTACAAAGACTATTATTGGCGATGAGAAATCCGTTTAATAAATAATTGTATCAAGGATAAAAAATGAATGTGTCTGTCATAGGCGCCAAAGATAGAGAATTAACTAATCTTCTTAAACTTGCCGCAGAATCTTTTGCAGATAAATTACTATCCAAACAACTAAAGAAAAACATCAATCTTAAAATTCAGGTAATAGATGATCTTGAGGCTGGCGGGTATTGCGATTGCGAAGAAACTTGGCCATATCCCCCTAGGGATTTTACTGTAGAGATAGGAAGGACTAAGAAAAAAATATTCATGTTCTTAGTCCTTGCACACGAAATGGTGCATCTTAAACAGATGGCCAAGGGTGAGATGAAGGACAAGTATGTTAAAAATAAATATTATAAAGTATGGCAAGGGCAGTTAGTAGAAGATAATGTTTCTTACTGGGATCAACCCTGGGAGATTGAAGCATATGGTTTAGAAAATTCTTTAGTTGCTAAATTTTTACTAGAGCATGATCTTTATAAAACCTTAAAACAGAAACCATCTACTTGGTTCGCAAAATTAAAAAAGGAGGAACAAGAAAAAGAAGCCCCACAATAATAACTAAAAGGAGATGGTATGGAAAGTATAACTTTTACATTAATGGATATGATTCAGATTGCTTTGCAACTATTAGCATGTTACCTATGCTGGAAATGGGGACATCAACGGGGGATAGTAGATACAATTAATTACTTTGAATCACAAGGAGTGATCGAAGTTACAGATAAAGAAAAGGATAAAGCATAGTGTCAGATCCCGGAGAAATCCGGGATTTTTGTTATACAAAAATCAATGACTTACGATGCCTTTTGAGTGCTTGACAACCTAACCATTTGGCTTTATAATATAAAAAATGGAGAAAAAGATGAAGACCAAAGCAGAACTAAGAGCAGAAGCAGAAGCACAGTTAGCAGCATTTCAATCAACCGGCGGATCCGTCGAACGCGTCAAAGAACGCAAACCCCCCAAGGTTCGCACAGCAAATGCGAAGAATAAGGGTGGTCGAGTGTTCAGTGATCCGACCGCAAGGTTCCCAAAGCGATGAATTATATAATAGGATCCTCGGTAGAAATAACTACCAAGACCAAATCTAATCTTTTGGGTGTAGACTACAACATACGTACCTATAAAGGTAAAATCGTAGAGAATCCCAAGTGGTTAAGTTCAGATTACGTTAGTATAGCCACAGGTAATCCGAACTATCCCGTATCCATGATATTAAAATCATTTATCATTGGATATGAGAAAAGCGAAGATCAAGCCAAAAGCAGGATCTTCAAAGTAACCTCGAAACAATCTAAGAAGACATATAATGTTTTCTATTCGGATGGTAAAGCAATCTGTGATTGTTTGGGTTATCAGTTTCGCCAAAGTTGTAAGCATTCTAAAAAAGTGCTTGACAAGGTGAGCGATAGGTGTTAATATATTGATATGAGCAGTACTCTTCGTAATTAATTTAAGGAATAGATATGACATTTACAGTTGCAGGTGTTTCTACTCAGCATGGTATCACTAAGGTTCGTTTCGCAAATGATCTGGTCTCCCGTACCAAGCTTCTTGCGAAGGGTGGGCATTCTCCCCTAGAGCTTATTGAACTCCCTGTCCCAATGACAAAGGCAGAGGCCTGTCAGTATCTCCTCGGTGTTGGAGGAGTGTTCGATCAGTGGAAAGATCTCATCACCGAGACGATGGGAAAGAAGACAGGTAATAGTGCGCCGAAAGCTAAGGTTGCCAAACCTAAAAAGGTGAAGGCAAATGTTGCTGCAGTTAAGACCGCAGCAAAAGTTAAGGCTGTTGCTGATAAGATCAAGAAAGAAGAGAAGGAAGAGTTCGATATCGAAGAACTCGAAGAAGCATTGATGTAATATTAAGGAGGCCGAAAGGTCTCCTGGTATCGTTCTTTAAAAAATTTAAAAAGTCTTTGCCCGGGTAGTAAACAGGTAGACGCGAGGGACTAGTCCCTCGCTATAAAAAGGCGTGCCGGTTCGATTCCGGCCCCGGGCACCATAGTGAAGCACATTGCTCTCAGCAACACAGAGCATCCGCGGAGAGGACTGATCACGCTGGATTATTCATCCAGGCTGCACATTCGACGACTCAGCAGTGTGCTTCACTATGGTATCATGCACCCATCATCTAGAGGCCCAGGATATCGCCAAGCATTTCAAACCCCGGTCGCTCCGGTCTGGTGCCTAAAAAAGAGATGGATGAGTGTGCTTCAATATGGTTTCTGGATGACGGGCGGCATTGGCGACCGCAGCTGACTGTAAATCAGGCGCTTCGGCATACGGGGTTCGAGTCCCTGGCTCTCCACCAATTATTCATGACGGAATCCCCCGCCTCCAGTTATTACATTCTGAAGCTCAAAAAAACCATAATGGTACCTATCAATAATCTTTAACATCTCTTTAGCAACTTCTATTCTTCTATCAAATGTGTTAAGATCATTTTGCCTAGCATCTAGAGCGTTAGTTAGAAAAGAAGAAAAGATATCTTCTATCTCTAACTCATCTTTTACTCGTATTTTAGATTTAACTAGATTCAATTTAGAAATATAGATGCTATTATTAATTTTATCTTTTTCAAGATTTTCTATGGATTTTTCTAGTTCGTTTTTACATATATCCAAGATATTATCAGTATCGGGATTAATATTGGGCAATACCATAAAAAATAAATTAGAAAGATTCATCCTTGCTTCTTGAAGTATATCCATCCTCTGATTAACAGCACCACTCTTGTCGTATTCTGCTCTCCGTTCGGGATCACTTAATACTTCATACGCAAGTTTAATTTCTTTGAATTTTTCTACATCACCGCCCATATCGGGATGGTGTATCCGTGCAAGTATTCTAAACTGATGTTTAATTTGTTCTTGCGTACAATCTTTAGGTAGACCGAGAATTTCGTATAGATCTTGCATGATATTTATTCTTTGTGCACTAGACTATAATATATATTTGTCTGTTCCGGATTAGCTCAGTGGTAGAGTAGATGACTGTTAATCATTTGGTCCCTGGTTCGAGCCCAGGATCCGGAGCCATTTCGCCGCTTTAGTATAATGGTAATACAGTGGATTTGTAATCCTCTGATGGGAGTTCGATTCTCTCAAGCGGCACCAAGCATTCTTAGCTCAGCGGTAGAGCATCTGCCTTACACGCAGAGGGTCGTTGGTTCGAAACCAGCAGAATGCACCAGTTCGGAGATTAGCGCAGTCTGGTAGCGCATCTGCTTTGGGAGCAGAGGGTCGGGAGTTCGAATCTCTCATCTCCGACCATAATATCGCGGCGGTAGTTCAATGGTAGAATGAGAGCCTTCCAAGCTCACGACACGGGTTCGATTCCCGTTCGCCGCTCCAAACTTTTTGCTTGACTTCTATTCACTAGACTTTATAATTTAATTATGCGACTGTAGCTCAGTGGATAGAGCAACGGTCTAAATTTATGTTTTTATAAATAGAATAAAGCGTCTATGGTGAAAGGGATATCACAAGGGTCTTCTAAACCCTAATTCCAGGTTCGAATCCTGGTAGGCGCACCATTCTAATTAGGAGACATAAATGTCTATTTGTAAACATTGCAAAAAAGAGTTTGAGAAAAAAGAGATTGCTAATCATTCTAGATGGTGTGATTTAAATCCTAAACGAAGTCAATATAATAAAGATTTAACTAAAGCAAGAGCTGCTAAAAAGAATTTTAAAAATCAATATTCGTACGGTGCTGTTTGTTCTGAAGAAACTAAAGAAAAACAAAGATTAGCATCAACCGGTAGAACACACACAGAAGAAACTAAACAACTTCTTAGAGAAAAAGCATTGGCATCGCCGCATAGAAGATTAAAGAAAGGTACTGTAGAATATAAAGGTATCTTATTAGATTCTTCTTGGGAGTTGGAGTTAGCAAAACGCTTAGATGAATTGGAAATAAAATGGGTTAGGCCTGATCCAATACCTTGGGTAGATGAAGAAGGTGTAACACATAATTATTTTCCAGATTTCTATCTAGAAGATTATGATTTGTTTTTGGATCCTAAAAATCCACAAGCGATTAAAGTACAAAAGAAAAAATTAGATAGTCTATTGACACAGTACAAAAACATTGTTATTATAGATTCTATAGAAAAATGTAAACAGTATAGCGTCTAGGTCAGAGGTTCGATCCCTCTCAGTCGCGCCAGTTCTTTAAAAATTTGCTCCCATAGCTTAACGGTAAAGCTCCGGACTTATACCCCGGCGATGCCTCTAGATGAGGGGATGATCTCAGTTCGAATCTGAGTGGGAGTACCATATATGCCCTGGTGGTGAAATAGGTAGACANNGCCGGTTCGAGTCCGGCCCTGGGCACCATCTATTGTTATTATTAAAAAATACAATGAAGAAATAGACGTAAATTTATAAAAACTATTAATATATAATTTTGTAAGCAGTAAAATCCTCAACCATAAATAGGAGTTTTGAATTGAAAACCATTGGCAACAAACTTACTAATTTCGCAGTCACCGGTGTCCGTCCAGGAGCCCTCTCACCAGATGGCGCATTTGAAACCATCACACAAAATTCTTTCCCCGGTAAGTGGAAAGTGATCATGTTCTATCCCAAAGATTTTACTTTCGTATGCCCGACCGAGATCGTCGCATACGATAAACTCAACGGTGACTTCGATGATCGCGATGCAGTCCTTCTCATGGGTTCTACTGACAACGAGTTCTGCAAACTCGCATGGAAGAATGCTCACGAAGATCTCAAGAAGACCACATCTTGGATGTTCGCAGATACCCTCCGCGATGCTCGGGAAGAGTATAATAATGGAGTGTTCGAAGAGATCAGCCCAAGCGGTTTGGCTCATCAACTCGGTGTTATCGACACCGCGACAGGTGTCGCACTCCGTGCAACATTCATTGTTGATCCTGAGAATGTCATCCAGCATGTAACAGTAAACAATCTCAACGTTGGTCGTTCTGCAGAAGAGACCCTGCGCATCCTAGATGCTCTCCAGACCGGTGAGCTCTGCGCATGTAATCGAGCAGTAGGCGGAGAGACACTCTAAGAAAGGAAAAGGACAATGAACTTCAACGAACTGTTTTATTATTTGAAGAAGTATCATTGTCCCACCTGCCAAGTAGGAGGTGGGCAATGACCGCATGGGTAGATCATCTTAAATCAGTAATCCCAGATTATGCCAAGGACACGAAACTCAATCTAGATAACGTTGTCAATCGCAGTTCCCTGGATCAAGCATTGGCAGAGGGTTGCGCTCTAGCAGCAGTATTTGCTACGGGCAATACCAAGCTTTGGACTTGGATGCAGACTCAGATCCAAGACACCAAGGAAGTGGAAGCAGCCATCACCGCAGCAAGCCTCATGGGTATGAATAATGTATGGTATCCATATGTCGAGACGGCAGAGGATCCAAACCTTTCAGGTATGCCAGCTCAGCTTCGTATGAATGCGATCTCGACGCACGGCGGTACAACTAAAGCAAATTTCGAAGCATATAGCTTGGCTGCAAGTATCGTTGGTAAGTGTCATTTCTGTGTTAAAGCTCACTACGAGACTCTAAAGAAAGAAGGTTTTACTACTGAACAGCTCAGAGATATTGGGCGAATCGCGGCAGTCATGACAGCAGTATCTAAAGTAATGCAAAATTAGTGCTTGACAACGACACCGATTGATATTATAATTATAAATAGAAATACTTTCCAAAAAGGTTGAAAGTAATACGCAAACAAGATATAATAGATATTCGTAAAGGTTGTTTTGGGGGGCTATAGCTCAGCGGTTAGCAGCAGGGTGCTCATAACGCCTTGGTCCCTGGTTCGAATCCAGGTGGCCCCACCAAAGCAACTTCTTTTCAGTTTTACTAAATTATAAAATAATGAGCAATCCCGATGTCGTATAATGGCATTACGCTGGTCTCCAAAACCAGTCACGGCAGTTCGATTCTGTCCATCGGGGCCAATAACTAACTTAGGGTGACAATGAAGAAAATAGATCTCCAAGAAGTTAAAAGCTTCATTCAAGAACAATCCCCCTCAACTAAAATATACATCGGTTGTGATTCCGAACGATTCCGTGTCAACGGTATTTGGTATGCAGATTATATCCTTGCCATCGTAATACACATCAATGGTAAAAATGGATGTAAACTCTTCGGTGAGGTTGTTCGAGAAAGAGACTATGATCAAAAGGTTAATCGTCCCCGTTTTCGTTTGATGAATGAAGCTTATAAGTTATCTGAGCTATATCTTAAATTGGCAGATGTGCTGGTAGATAGAGAGGTCGAAGTTCATCTAGATATCAATCCAAATGAGATGCACGGATCAAACTGTGTGATGCAGGAAGCCATAGGATATATACGAGGTACTTGTAATGTTATACCCATGGTTAAACCGAGAGCATTTGCAGCATCATACGCTGCGGATCGTTTGAAAGATTTAAAAATTGCTTAGGAGGCATTATGCATAATAATATGACAGAGAAAGAAAAAGATTTTGGTCGATATACTTCCGAAAAGGCAGCATTGCAGATCGGTAATCTTTATGATATGGTTCTGGTTGCTAGTTTACGTGCAAGGGAAATGAAAAAGAAAAAATTCAATCTCCCGACACGAGAGACTTTGGCTGCTGTTCGAGAAATTGAGGAGGGTAAGGTAGGCAGGGAGTATCTAGAAAGGATAAAATAGTCCTTGACAGATTGTTAAAGATATATTATAATTATTTTGTAGTTTAAAATACTACAGTTAATCTTTATTTGAATGGAGAAAGTTATGTTGAAAGATAAAGTTTTGAATGTTCTTAAAAGTGGTCGTCAGTTTACCCCAGCTCAACTTGCAGGGCTGACTGGTACTTCCGAGGACTCTATCCGTCCTCGCATCAGCGAACTCCGTGCAGACGGTTTCGCTATCTATAGCAACACTACCAAAAATGGCAAAACCGCCTATCGCCTTGGTAACCCAAGCCGTCGCATGGTAGCTGCTGCTTACGCAGTCGCCGGAAGCCAAGTCTTCGGCGCTTAAGAAATGACACGAGCACACCCCGCCTCCCAACTAGCGCAATGCTAGTAAAGTGCTCCCGCAAGGCGTAAGCGGGTTTTACTGAGGATACCATGAATATTGATTTTGATACTGATGCAGAACTAAGAAAAGAAGCAAAACGTCTTTATCAGATTCGAAGATTAAAAGCGAGAGAATTGACTTCTGAAGAAGCAGAACTCGTAGAAAAATTTGCAAGCTGGGATTATAATAGAATTAAATCTAAATTGACCCCAGCAAAGAAAGCAGCGATTCGCAAGAAAGCTAGGGAATCGCATAGGGCAAAGAAAGCATTGCCCGAGAACTTCGGTAAACTAGAATATACCGCTCTCAAAGCTAGGGTAGCTGCGAAAGCGAAAGAAGGTCGTAAGCTAGGATTTAATCTAACCCCAGAATATATTCAGAAGGTGTTTGATGATTGCGAAGGAAAGTGTTCTATCACAAAGATTCCTTTTAATATGGAACTCGGAAAAGGCAAAAAACGAAATCCTTTTCGTCCGAGCGTCGACAGAATCGACTCTAATAAGGGATATGTTAAGAACAATATTCAAATCGTTCTCACGATTGTAAATACTATGAAGATGGATTACAACGACGATGTACTGCATCAGGTTGTCAAAGCATGGTCAGAACACATCTAAAACTTGTACAAGTTCCCCTTTAGCGCCCGTCGGGGCGCTTTTTTTATGTATGCACAGGATATAAATAATAGAGTTACTATTTATAGAGAACCAATTATGTTTAGTTTTAGCTCTTTTATGGATAAAGGTCCAGATATCGTAGGACATTATCATCATCCTGAAAAAACTAATTACCATTTAGTTAAAATGGATAATAAAGTACATCATCTCAAAGATAAGCACGGTGAGATTATGCATACATTCTATAATGCAGATAAAGATAGTATACATGAAAGTTTAACTGAGCGCGGATTTGTAAAGGGTCATCATGCAAAATTTAAATGAAAAAACTGCGTCTAAAAAAAGTTCAGCTGCTGCAGCATTTAATGCCGCAAGAGGTTCATTCAATGAACATATGTTTAGTTACTATTTAAATGGAAACAAGTGGATAGACGATGAACACGAAAAACAAGCAAACAAATATAAAGCTATATTAGATTCGGGATTAGGTCCCGAAGAGGCAAGGATTCAAGGAGACAGAGCCCACGCACAAGCGCAAGCTTTTATGGAGCATGCGAGATCCTTGGGATATTCAGGTATTGCAGAAATACATAATACCGCAAGGAGTTCTATAGAGCAGGCCACCGGAATAGATGCAACCGCACAAGAAAATCCATCAGATATTATAGTAAAATTTAAGAAAAAACCTAGGGGGGCCGCGCACGGATTTCTCGGTGCTTCTTTAAAATCTTCATCTAAGAAGATAGGATTTCATAACGGTGGCGCTGGAACTATAGATTCGGAATTGGGTACAAATCTTACGGATATAGGAAAGGAGCACCATGCCCTTTTTCAGACACAAAATAATTTACCTGCAGAAGTGGGCAAACGCGCAGCTATTATCAAAGGCGAAGGAGAAGAAAAAAGGAACAATCCTTTATATGATAAAGCATTGAAAGCAGCAGACGATACTCACCGAGATGCAAGAGATCATTTATTTGAACATTACTCGGGGATGGGGACAGAAGACCTAAGAAGTCATTTTATAAACACTTTCTTAAAAGCAAGTAATGAAAGTGCTATCCCCTGGGTAAAAGTTCAGGGTAAAGGAGGAGAAAGCGCAAGGAGACCGGCATCGGGTCATATCGAAGCATCGCATGATAATCCTGCATACCATGCAATAAAGAATGCAAAAGAAATTAGAGTAGAAAAATCTTCAGGAAGCGCATACATGAGAGTTATGGCAGATGGGCAGAAAGCTTTTTCTATTCAGGTAAAACATAACAGCACACCAATGGCATCATCTATTAAAGTGTTGGGGCAACCATAATGAAAAACTTTTTAGTTTTTTTATCAGAACAATATTTGACAGAAGAAAATAAATACATACCTCATTTATCACATTTAGCAGGAGAAGAGCATTTCTTTAGCAGAGATCGTGGTCTTGAAGATGTAAATAGAATGGACGAATTAGCTAGCTTTCTTAAAGGCAAAAATTCTACTAATGTTAAAACCGTAGGTGTTAAGGCAGATGGATCCCCTGCATTTGAAATGGGGCATGTTATAAATCCTAAAACTAACCAAAGAGAATTTGGTGTAGCATACAAAGGCGCGGCGAAAGGATTTGCATTTAATCAAGATGAAGTAAATGAAAAATTTGGACACTCTGAAGGACTTCGTTCTAAGATGTCTCAATTATTGGAACATGGCGGCAAGATAATGTCTCCTTTACATGGTATAGTGCAGGGCGATTTTATGGGAAGCCATAAAGATGGAACTATACAAAGCAAGGGGAGTAAAATTACCCATAAAGAAAATACTATAGAGTATGGATATGATAAAAATTCAACAGAAGGCAAAGCAATTGCAAGAGCAAAAATAAGTATAGCACCGCACACTAGGACAAGGGGAGAAAATGGTATAGAGTATAACATAGATACTTCAAAATTTTATCCCAGTGACGATGTACATATATTCAATAATAAATTTAATAGATCAAATGCAAAATTTCAACCTGAAGATCAAGAAGAATATGAATCCGAGCTAGCTAAAGGCAAGAATGCATTAGAAAAAATAAAAGATGTTCACGATGGATTGGTAGAGGGGCATTCAGAACATTTACAAACTTATATTAACAAAACTGTGAGAGAGGGTAGTATTCCTACTGCGGCAGGATACAGAGAACATCTAAGTCAAAAGTTGCAAAAAGAGGTCGACAAAGTTAAAACTGTTGCTGCTAAACAAAGAAAACAAGATTATCACGACAATATGATTTATGATGTGGATGAAAACATGAAACATTTTAATACTTTGTTCAAAGCACACGGACATCTTGAAAAGGCGAGAGATACATTATTAAGAACTTTGGAAAATGCAGGTCAAAATCAAGAACATCGAATTAACGGAATGTTAACTAACCCGGAGGGATTTGTAGCATCCTTTAAAGATGGTTCTGCGAGAAAGATTGTGAATAGATCTAAAGAAGGATTCTCCGGATTAAACTTAAACAAATGAAAACTTACACCATACTAAGAGAAGATTTGCGTAAATGGTTTAGAGATAAATGGGTTCGCATGGACACCAAAGGTAACATCAAAGGCGACTGTGCTAGAGAACCAGGCGAGGGCAAACCCAAATGCTTACCATTGGCTAAAGCAAGAGCCATGGATAAAGATGATAGGGCAGCTGCAGCTAGAAGAAAACGAAGAGAGGATCCTGTTGCGGATAGATCAGGAAAAGGCGGTAAGCCAATAAACGTAAGGACCAAATAATGTTTACTTTCAAACAACTAAGAGAAAAATGCTGGGTAGGATATAAGCAAGTCGGGATGAAAAAGAAGGAGGATAAAATGGTTCCTAACTGTGTCCCAGAATCCGTAGAACAACTAGAAGAAAAAAGCATACCTACCAATCCTCAACTTTGGTCAAGGGCAAAATCTCTAGCTAAATCTAAATTTGATGTTTATCCCTCAGCATATGCGAACGGATGGGCAGCAAAGTGGTATAAATCCAAAGGCGGCGGCTGGAAGTCTGGAGATTAAATGGCACACATTGTAGCGAATCTTCCTCCGGTTAAATGCTTCATAAGAAAAGAATTCCTTTATGACTTTGAAAAGGGTCAAGGGGAACTAGAACCTTGCTGGTGGATATCGATTAAGTCTCTACGAGGCCAAGCATTCCGTATAGAATCATATCTTAATAATTACGGTGCTCTATATGATAAATTACCTATAAGTGCATATTGTTGGAAACCGATAGAAGGCGAACCTTTGCCCTTAGATCATTTGCAATTATGGGATAGCTTATCATACGACATAACTGTTATTAAGAAATCTCAGTTACAATCGATGAAGTGTAAGTTTAAACTAAAAGATGGAGATTGGATGTATGGTGAATATATGTTTACTGTAGATTCAGCTCATCCGGATTTTAATATATTAGATACAGGATTCAGTGAAGATGTTGAGGATCATAAGTCATATAACTTTATCAAATGCGTCAATGGACAATTTGCAGCACAACCTAATAATAGGTTAATAATCTTAGAACCTAGCAGTAATCCGAAAGAATTAAAAGTACCAGATTTTAAAGTAGCAACGAAAAAATGGTCTGTAGAAACAGAACCTAAATGGGCATTGGGAGATACAAATACGGTGATGTATGAAAAGATTTAAAGAACACGTAATAGAAGATACTACTCGTTCTTCTCCTGATGGTGCACCAGGGACATTAAAAGCAAAGATATCGGGTAAAGTAACGATAGCTAAAGCTAATGCTCTTAAGAATAAACCAGATGCTACAGCTCATGATAAAGCACAAGCAAATTGGTTTATTAATATGCAGCGTGGGAAACGTAAGTAACTTCTTGCCTAGGACTCATAGAGAATAATAACACCATGTCAATTGAATGTCTATATATTTTGGTAAACTTTAAAGATTTATAAATAATGAGTTGCTAATTTAAATATATTCTAATGGACTTTAAAACTTATATCTCGGAAAAAGAAGAACCAAAAGAGGAAACCACCGCGGTTATGGCTTTTGGTCGCTTCAACCCCCCGACAGTTGGTCATGAGAAACTTATACAAAAGGTATCTCAGGTAGCCAAGGAACATAAAGGAGAAGCCCACGTTGTGGCTTCTCATAGTCAAGGGACGATGAAAGATCCCTTGCCCCAGGATAAAAAATTACAGTATCTCCATGCTATTTCCCCAGGTTCAGTGAAAGTATCGGGTTCTTCTAAAGAGCAGCCTTCTCTCTTTCATGTGGCATCTAAACTTCATGCTGCTGGTCATTCGCATTTAGTTATGGTTGCTGGTAGTGATCGAGTAGATGAATATCAAAAAACATTGGATAAATATAATGGTGTTCCGGGTAAGCATGGTTACTATAATTTTAAATCAATTAAAGTTGTATCTGCGGGACAAAGAGATCCGGATGCTGAGGGTGTAGAAGGTATGTCTGGAACAAAGATGAGAGATCATGCGAGGAACGGTAGGCTTGAAACCTTTAAATCGGGTTTGCCGGATGCGTTAAAACCTCATGCTGAGGAAATAGCTGATCATATAAGATCAGTAAAGGAAGATTATGAGAATCCTTATCGTTTTGATTGGGGAACCCCTGAAGGGACGGAGTATATGAAAAAGATGACGCCAGATATGAAAATGGAATGCGGAAAAGGTGAAACTTGGAGCGAAGAAAGGGGAATGTGTGTTCCTGTGAGGGAGGCATATGTTTCTGGAGAAATCTTTAAGTTAAATGATCTAGTAGAATCTACAGATGGAACTAAGGGTAAGATCGTATATAGGGGAGCAACATACGTCACTATACAATCTGAGAATGGCGACACTAAGAAACAATGGTTGAAAGACGTAAAAACTTTACAGGAAGACAATATCTCCATTACTCAGGTTAAAACAAAAATGCTTAAACCTCAGATTCCCGTATTATTAATGTCAAGAAAACAGATAGAAGAAAAGAAAACTTCTTCTAAGATTACCTACAAGGAATTAAAAGAAATGACAAGAGATATTAACTATAATGATTCTAAAGATGTTAGGATGGGTATAGATATGCATATCCCAGATCAGCATGTTAATGGTAAAACTGTAGGTTTAGTTTCTTTCAGATCTTATATTGAAAGTGAGGCCGAGAGGGTAGCTAAAGAATATCAGACTACTGTAGATAGTGTTACTCAAATGAAACAGAGTATTGATAAAGATGGACCAGGAATAGAAAATTCTCAAAATATTAAAAAATTAAGAACCGAAGTATGATTAATTTTTCAAATTTTTTACAAGAAGAAAAACAACCTGCAGATATTTCTGAAGAAGAAATCGATGAAATGGTCGATTCTTTAACTTGGAAAGATATCGAGGATTTGTATAATGAGGATGATTTTGTAAATGAAATGAATGAGGCAATCTCTGCATCTGAAAGATTGAAACGATCACAAAGAATGCGAGTTAAAGAACCTTTGTTAACTATAGCTAGAAAAATTAAACTAAAACGAGCATCCCCTATGCCTATACTAAAAAAGAGATCTCAATTGGCAGCTCGTAATTTAATTTATAAAAAAATTATGAAAAATCGAGATAAAAGTCAATTATCTCCTTCAGAAAAAGATATGATTGAATTACGAGTTAAACGTATAATGCAGGTATATAAGAATCTTCCTCAGAAACTTATGCCTAAGATAAGAGAATTAGAGCGTTCTAGATTAGCGGGTGCATAATGAAGACATTCTTAGAATTAAGAGAAAATATAACTAGTATACATCATGATAAGATTGAAAAGAGTAAAAAGGGATTTAAAACAAATCCTAAGCCTATTTCTTTACAACAAACTAAATCTGGATATGCCAATCGAATTCCTTTACGGAAAGAATTGGATATCCCTTCCGCTGTCTTGAAAAAGAAAGTAGATGCCCCAAACACTTCTTTGAGAAAAAAGTTGAAGCCAAAACAGCCAGGACTTTCTTCTAAAGTTCAGTTAAATATGGGTGAAGCTAAGAAGTGGGGTTATGAAAAGTATCGAGAGACATCTGTTGCAACAACAGGAAAGACCCCCGAGCAAAGAACTAAAGAGATAGAAGATATACAAGCTAAGCTAAAGCAACAGAAAGCTGAGTTCGAAGCAAGGCATGTTAAGAAAGGTGTTTCAGAAACCAATCAAACTCCTCCTTTCGAACCCAGCAAATCATCTAAACCGGTCACCCCCGGTAAATATGGTCAAGAATATTCTAAAGTAAGGCATCTCGCACGTATGGCAATGAAGAAAGCTGCCGAAAAAAAAGATATGAGTGAAGCAACATATCAGGGCAAAAAGGTACCCCTTAACAAACCCATGCCTGGAGATGTTGCTAAATCTAAAGTATATGTTGATCCTGATGGTGATGGTAAAGCCCAGAAGGTGAATTTCGGGGATAAGACAATGACTATTAAGAAGAATCAACCTGCAAGGAAAAAATCTTTTCTTGCTAGACATAATTGTGATGATAAGAAAGATAAGACAACCGCAGGATACTGGTCTTGTAGGGCATGGAAATAACTAATAAATAATTAAATAAGAACCGAGGAGAGTAGTATGAAAAGAGTATCTCAGAGTTTATTTGAGGAAATCCAGAAAGTTACTTCTGGGGAACTTGATGAAGCATTAACAGGCAATCAACATAAAATTGATGCTAATAAAAACAATAAAATTGATGCCCAGGACTTTCAACTTCTTCGTAAAAAGAAATCAATGAAAGAAGAAGATAAAATGGTCGATAAAGCTCATTTCTGTGCTACGCATGTAGAACATGCTGAGTATGGCCAAGGCTTCTGCATATCTGAAGCACATGCCGAACCTGATGCTGAAGGAAAGATTGCTTGGTATACTGTTCAATTCTCCGAAAGTGTTAAAAAAATAGATACTTCTGATTTGAACATACTCCAAGCTGAGTCTCACATGCACAGCAAGAAAAAGAAGATGAAGGAAGAAGTTAATTTGGATGAAGGTATTACCCAAACAATTATCAACCACAACGATTTTGTTATTGAGATTACTAATAATCCAACCTTTGCAGATTTCTTAGCAGCAGCTAAAACTTTTGTTAATGAGGACGAGGCAGTCGTTGTTGCTGAGGAGTTTTTCAAAGAGCAGGATGAGTCTTTAATTATTGAAGCATTTACCAGAGCAGATATTGATGCAAAGGTAAAAGCTCATCAAAAAGCTGGGCATTCTGTTACTATGCCCAAGATGTCGACCAAGAATGGTCAACCTTATGCGGAGTACGTAGTAACAGATAAAGAAACCAAAG